CGTTTGGCGAGAGTTCGTCAAAACAAACGAACGGGGGGGTTGCGTGAGCCGGATTGGCCGCCCCCGCAAGCCGGACGCCGCGAAGCGTCTGGAGGGCACGTTTCGGCCCGACCGGGAGCGTTCCGGGGTGGTTGATGCGCCCCCGGCGATGCCGGAGCGTCCCGAGTACCTGACGGCGGGTGCGCGCAAGGAGTGGGACCGTGTCGCGCACTTCCTCGTGGAATACGGGCTGATCGCCGCGGGTGACGGGGCGGTGCTTGAGGGCTACTGCTGCTCGTACGGGCGGGCGGTCGAGGCCGAGAAGGCGCTCAAGAAGCACGGGTTGATCATCAAGACGCCGTACGGCCCCCAGGTCAACCCCGCGGCGGCCATCGCGCGACAGAACTGGGAGGCGGTGCGGAAGTTCGCATCGGAGTTCGGGCTCTCGATCGGCGGTCGGCAGGGCATCAAGGTCCCCGAGAGGCCGAAGGAGGACGCGACCGAGGGGTTCCTGTTCGGCGCCGGCCTGAAGGCGATCGAGGGGGGCAAGGTTGGCTAGCCTTCCTCCCGTCCGCCCGATCGGCAAATGGGAGCGGCTCGCCGCGGAGCGGAACGAGCGCGAGCTCGCGCTTGCGCGCAAGGGGCACCCGCGGGGCTTCTACTTCGATCCCGTCGCGGCGGAGCGCCCGATCCATTTCATCGAGCGGTACTGCAAACACCACAAGGGCGAATGGGCCGGTCAACCGCTTCTCCTCGAGGGGTGGCAGAAGGAGCAACTTCGTCAGGCGTTCGGGTGGAAGCGGGCCGACCACTTCCGGCGCTACCGTTCGATCTGGGACGAGGAACCGCGCAAGAACGGGAAGACCGAAAAGGCGGCAGGCGTCGGCTGCTACCTGCTCGTCGGCGACAACGAACCGGGCGCGGAGATCTACGCGACGGCGACGAAGCGGGAGCAGGCACTCATTCTGCACTCGGCAGCGTCGGCCATGGTGCGGGCGTCGCCGGAACTCCGCCGGTTCGTGAAGGTGTCGCGGCACAACCTCTCGTGTGACCGGTTGGGGTCGAAGTTCGAGCCGCTCTCCGCGGACTACAACACGCTCGACGGGCTATCGCCCTCCGGCGATCTCCGGGACGAGGTCCACGCATGGAAGGATCACGCCTTGTCGGCGGTGCTCGACACGGCCATGGGCGCGCGGCGCCAGCCGATGACGTTCGAGATCACCACGGCCGGGACCTATGATCCCGAGTCGGTCGGCTGGCAGCACCACAACGTCGCAACGAAGGTGCTGGACGGGACCGTCGAGGACGATTCCGCGCTGGCGATGATCTACGCCGCGGACGAGGGCGACGACCCGTTCGATCCGGCGACATGGTGGAAGGCGAATCCGAACCTTGGCGTATCGCTGAAACTCGACTACCTCGCCAAGCAGGCCGCGAAGGCGAAGCGGGAGCCGTCGTTCCTCAACGACTTCCTGCGCCTGCACCTCAACGTGTGGCCGAGTCAGGTCACGCGACGGATCCCGATCGAGCGGTGGAACGCCTGCGACGCGACCCGGATCAACGAGGACGATCTCGCCGGTCGCGACTGCTTCGCTGGGATGGACCTCGCGACGAAACTCGACCTTACGGCGCTCGTGCTCCTGTTTCCGCACGAGGACGGGTCCTGCTCGCTCCTGTGCCGATTCTGGCTCCCGGAGTCCACGGTCGGTGACTACGGCAAGAAGGGCCAGCGGTATTGGCAGCAGTGGGCCGATGAGGGCTGGCTCAAGACGACACCCGGAGACGTCGTGGACTACGACTTCATCCGGGCCGAGGTAAACGAACTCGGCAAGAAATTCCGCATCCAGGAGATCGCGTTTGACCCGTGGGGCGCGACACAGATCGCGACGCAACTCGGCGGCGACGGCTTCACGATGGTCGAATGCCGGCAGGGCTACAAGACGCTGTCTGAGCCGTTCAAGGAGTTCGAGGCGCGGATCTTCTCCAAGCGCCTGCGTCACGGCGGAAACCCGATCCTTCGCTACTGCGTCTCGAACGTCGCGGTTGACACCGACGCCGCGGGCAACCTGAAACCCGCCAAGGACAAATCGATGGGCCGGATCGACGGCGTGGTGGCGGCGACCATGGCGCTGTCGCGCTGCATCGTAAGCGTCGCACCCTCGCAGCCAAAGGTCTGGTTCATCGACTAGCCATGGCCCAACCGCGCAAGAGGCTGTCCCGAAGAGTCACGGCCGCGGCCCCGCGGCGCCGTCCGGTGAAGCCGCCCCAGGCCCCGACGTATGGGATGTGGCTGCAACGCTACGTCGATCCCGATCTGCGGCTGACGCAAGAGGAGCGGTTGTCAGAGTCCGCGGTGTACGCCTGCATCCGGCAGATCGTCGACCCGCTCGCGGCGGCGAACTGGGACGTTGCCGTGCGCGAGAAGGATCAGCGCACGAGCCTAGGGGATGGAGACCTCTGGTACAAGCTGAACGTCCGGCCGAACGACGATCAGCCGGCGAGCGCGATCAAGGAGGCGCTGGTCACCTCCGCGATCATGTCGGGGTCCGGGTACTGGGGGATCAACCGAGACGGGGCGGGGAAGCTCTCCGAACTGTGGCCGCTCGAGTACGACCGAGTCACGCTCCTGCGCCCCGACGGCGGGGACCTCTTCTACCAGTACCGCCAGCCGGGCGGGGATGAGACGTACCTGCGCGGATCGGACGTCGTCCACGTGCGCGCCCCGACGATCTCCGGGCTGAACGGGGACAGCCTCGTCGACCGCGCGTCGCCGTCGATCTCGCTCGCGGTGGCGCAGGCGCGCTTCGCGTCGAGCTTCTTCCAAAACGCGGGCGTGATCTCGGGCTACCTGAAGTTCAAGACCGCGATCACGGATCCGAAGGTTCGGGAGCGTCTCAAAGAGGAATGGTCCTCGAAGCACGGGGGACGGAAGGCCCACGGAACGGGCGTGCTGGAAGGGGACGGGGAGTACGTCTCGACCTCGACCGACGCCGAGAAAAGCCAACTCCGCGAGTCCAGGGAGATGAGCGTACAGGACATCTCCCGCGTGTTCGGAGTTCCGCTCGTCCTGCTCTCGCTCGCGATCAGCGCGCAGGGGTACGGGACGAACACGACGCAGTTTTTCGAGATGTTTGTCCGTACGTGCCTGAGTTCCTGGCGGCGGCGGATTCAGGAAGAGGTGACGTACAAACTCTGCCCGCAACGCTCGCCATGGCCGGAGGTCTCGATCGACCTCAACTGGCTGACGCGCGGCAACGAGAAGGAGCGCGCCGAGACCCGGGCGATCCTGATCGACTCCGCGCAACTCACGCCGAACGAGGCTCGGGCCGACGAGGGGCGGGACTCGAAGCCGAACGGCGACGTCCTCATGCTGAAGGGCAAGCCGCTCGAGCAGGTCATCAACCCGCCCACTCCGGCCCCCGCCGCGGTCGTTCCCGCGAAGCCCGAGCCGCCCGATCCGGCCGACGAGGAAGAGGTGGACGGCGAGACCGTGGCGCTACTGCGGGCCGGCGTTGCGCTGGCGCTCGAGAACCACCGCCGCCGCTGGGTGGCGCGGGTCCGGGACGTGGGCGAGGAGAAGACGGCCGAAGCGCGCGAGGAGTTGCGCGCGAAGTTGTCCGCCGATCTCGCGGCGTTTTCGGAGCACATCACTGGCGGCCAGTTCGCCGCGCTGGCGGCACAGGCAGAGGCCGGCGCCGATCCCTCCAAGACGGTCGAGCAACTGATCGGAGTCGCGGCATGAGCGTCCCCCAATTCAACGTGCTGCCCGACGGACGGATCGTGACGCTGCTCGCGCCGCGCGAGGACTCGCGCCTTGTCGCGGCGCGCAAGGACGCATCCGCGACGGTCCAGTTCTACGGCAACGTGGGTGAGGCGTTCGGCGGCTACGGCGCGGCCCAGTTCGCCGCGGTGCTCGACGAGGTGAAGGAAGCGAAGGCGGTCACGCTCTACATGAGCAGCGAGGGCGGCGACTTCATCGAGGGGATCGCGATCTACTCGCAGTTGGCCCGGTTCGCGGAGTCGCACGATCTCGCGATCGTGGTCGACGGGATCGCGGCGTCGGCGGGATCCGTGGTGGCGATGGCGGGGAAGACGCTCCGCATGTCGCACGCCGCGCAGTTGATGATCCACGAGGCGCGCGGCGGGCGGTACGGAACGTCGAAGGATCTCCGCGCGCAGGCCGAGGTGATCGACAGCGCGAACGGGACCATGGCGGACATCTACGCGAAGCGCACCGGACTGTCCGTCGAGCAGATCCGCGCCTTCTTCGCCGCCGGGGACACCTACTTCAACGCGGAGCAGGCGGTCGAACTCGGGTTCGCGGATGCGATCGAGGGCGAGGAGAAGCCCGCCCCGAAGCGCGCTGCGGCGATCACCGACCGTCACGTCACCGCTGCACGCATCAACGCACAGCTTGCAAGAGAACGCCGGGGCGCGGCCAGCCGCAACCCGGAACCCGGCCAGCCGGGAACCAAGCCGCAATCCTGAAAGGAAGCACGCACCATGACGAAGCGAGAGAAGCTGATCGAACGGCGCAACGATGTCGCGGGGAGCATCAACGTCCTCGTCGCGATGGCGGAGCGGAACGAGGACCAGAACAAGGAGTTCGACACCCTCACCGCGGAGTTCGACACCCTCACCGCCGAGATCGATCGGCAGGAGAAGGTCGAGCGGATCAACGCGACGCTGGAGGCCCCGGCCCCGCGCAACGTGAAGCCGACGCAGCCCGGTCCGCGCATCACGGGCGGCGAGCCCGTCGCCCGCAGCCGCGAGGAGAAGCTCGGCGCGTTCATCGCGGCCCTGCCGTACAACGACCGGCAGCGGCTCGCCGCGACCGCGTCCGACATCTTCCAGGAGGCGCAGGGTGCCGACGGCGGCCTGATCCTCCCGGTCGACAAGCGGGAACTCCAGACGCTCCTCGCCCCGCCGGAACTCGTCCACGGCAAGTGCGACATCGTCTACACGAACAGCAACTCCATCACCGTCCCGACGGACGAGGATCCCGACTGGTCGTCGTCGATCGCGGCCGAGGACGTGGCCGAGGGCGGCGCGCTGACCGAGCAGAAGTCCGCGTTCACCTCGGTCGACGTGACCCTGGCGAAGAAGGGCGCGCTGGTCCGCGTGACGCGCGAGATGCTCGAGGACGTTGCCAACATCGGGACGTACATCACCAACAAGCTCGGCCGTAAGCTCGCGTGGAAGCTCCACTCGATGGCGCTCGCCGCGTTCGTGGCTGCTCCGTCCAAGGTCGCCATCGCGAAGACCAGCGGCGCTGCGGCCGGTTCCGCTCCCGACGTCGACAACGTGCAGTCGATGTGGGGCTCGATGCTCGTGCAGCACCGCCAGAACGCGGTGTGGCTCGCCAATCCCCAGCTCGAAACGGAGTTCCAGAGCTACGTGCTGACGGCGACTGGCTCGGGCGTCTTCCCGATCTACATGCCGCCCGGCGGACTCGCCTCGTCTCCCTACGCGACGCTGAAGGGTCGCCCGGTGCTGTACGTGGAAGGTCTCCCTGCGGTCGGAACGACGGGCGACCTGATGCTGGTGGATCCGTCCACCTTCTGGCTCGGCCTGAAGACGATCGGCCCCCGAATCGAGGAGTCGATCCACGCGGAGTTCAAGAACGACGTCGTCCAGTACCGCGGATACGTGCGCGCGGTGGTGGCCTCGAAGTTCAAGGCGCAGATCACCCGCCCGGACGCGACCAAGGCCGGCAACGTCATCACGCTCGCAACCCGCGCGTAGTCCGAGGACGCCATGGGAAACACCTACAAGGAGCAGATCCCGCTCGCCTCGACCGGCCATGCCTGGGCGGGGACGACGGTGGCGCACGACACGGACGCGACCTGGGGTGCCTACCTCCGGCCGACTCCCGACACGGGCGGATGGATCAGCGGCGCGGAACTGAAGAACTCGGCCCGCGCCGGCGCAGCCCTGATCAACATCGGCACCGTGGCGGCCGGCGCCACGGACGTCAAGGTGGCGATCCTCGAAGCGGACGACGCCGACGGAACGAGCGGGGCAGAGAAGACCGTGCTGCTCACGCTTGCCAACGCCGCGCTGGCGACGGGGAACAAGGTGTTCACCGCGGACGTCTCGTTCGACGCTCTCGATAGCGCGAAGTTCTACGCGCTGGCGGGCGCGTCGAAGGGCGCCACCCCGGCGACGGACGGCGTGCCGTTCGCGGCGCTGCTCGTCTACCTGGATCCGGTCCACGTGTAACGGAACCGAGGGGGGCGGCTTCGGCCGCTCCCCTCACGGTGAACCATGGCCGACCTGACGAGCACAGACAGCGTGAAGACGTACCTGGGAATCGACGCGGGCGAGACCGCGGACGATGCTCTGCTCACACGCCTCGTCACGGCCGCCTCAGACTTCATCACTCGGGCGACGGGTCGCGTCTGGGTTCCGACTGACTTCACCGAGACGCAGAGTGGAAGCGGCGGTTCGGTCATCTTCCCGAATCAGTACCCCGTGATCTCGGTGTCGAGCGTCACGATCGACGGTGCGGCGATTCCGGCACGGGCGGAGGTGACGGGTAGCGGGTGGGTCCTCGACGGTGATGTGATTCGCCTGATCGGTTACACGGTGACGCCCGGTGTAGCAAACGTCGCGATCGTCTACCGGGCGGGACTCGCGTCTGTTCCTACCGACGTCGAGCAGGCCGTGATCGAACTCGCGGCGTACCGCTACAAGGTCAAGGACCGGATGTCGATCGCGTCGAAGTCGCTGCCCGCGGGCGAGGTCGTCTCGTTCGTAGGCTACAGCGCCAGCACGGCGAGCGTGGACGCAGTGATCGAGCACTACCGCCGGCCGGGGGTCGCGTGAGCAGCCCGATCCAGATCCTCGGGTCGATCTCGGGCGACGAGAACATCGCGCGCCGCTTCATGACGCACGGGGATCTCGTCCGCGAGTCGGTCAAGAAGCGGCTGCGGGCGCTCGGCCAGGAAGCCAAGCAGATGGCCTCTGCTCGAGCGCCGCGGAGCAGGGGAGACCGCAGCCCTGGATCGCAGAAGGTCGGCCCCCTGTACCGGAAGATCCGGCCGGTCGTGCGGAGCCCGGACCGCGGGTCGGTCAAGATGAGCATTCGGCCGACTCCGTTCTACGCCCTGTTCATCGAGGGCGGCTGGACGAAGGCGCCCTTCCGTCGCGGGAACAAGAAGGTGGACGGATCGTACGGGGCGTCCCGGCGCGTCGTGATGAACCGCGGCTACCTCGGGAAGAACGATGACGGGGACCGGGTTTACCGCGGGTTCGCCAACGTTCGCGGCCACGTCCGCCGCACGGGAGAGGACGAGTACGGCGCGATCGAAACGCGGCGCCTGAAGAAGCGGACCGAGGTCGGCTTCGGGGCCAAGTCGGTGGGCGTCACGTTCGTCAAGGCGCACACCGCCAAGCCGTTCAGCTACCGGAAGACGACGCACATCGCGGGGCGCCCGTTCATGGAGCCGGTCTCGCGCTGGGTGCGCGAGCAGGCGCAGGGGCGGATCGACGCCGCGGTCCGGGAGGCGCTCAATGAGCCCGCCTGATTTCTTCGAGTCGAAGTACGCGGCGCTGTTCGACCGACTGGCCGACAAGGTGGGGATCTACTCGACGCGGAAGAACCTCACAAGCGACGACCTGACCGCGACGGCCAAGCAGCCCGCGCTGGAACTCCGGGTCACGGGGATGGCCCCCGAGAACGAGGAAGGCTGCGACACGGTCTGGACGCTCTCCGCGGACGTGTGGCTGTACGCGCGGAACACGCTCAAGGACGGGACCTCGGATACCGAGCTGCTCGGCTACGCGGGGGCGATCCTGAAGGCGCTGAAGCTCCAACCCGGAGAGTCGGGCGAGGAGCAGACCACGCTGGGCGGGAAGGTGCTGCGGGCGTGGATCGGTGGACCGATTGAACTGATGCAGGGGCAAGTGTCGGACCAGGCCGCGGCAGTCGTTCCGGTGGAGATGCTCGTTTCAGAGGAGTCACTCTAAACACGCCGCGGACGCGGCAGGAGAGAAGACAATGGCAGCCACGTACGCAACTCCCTTCGGGATCGGCTTTCTGAGCGTCGTTCCCTCGGGCACGAACCCCACCCCAATCCGCATCGCGGTCCTGAAGGAGATCAGCGTCAAGACCTCGACGGACTTCGAGGAGCTCTACGGCGAGGAGATCGATCCGATCGACGCGGCTGACAAGAGCCGCTCGACGGAGATCAGCGCGAAGGCGTCCGGGTTCAACGCGCTGCTCTACGCTGCCGCCTTCGGCGCGAGCGCGACGACGGGATCGGTCATCGGGGTCAAGGATGAGACCGCGACGATCCCGACCACGCCGTTCGAGGTGACGGTCACGCACGGCGCGACCTTCGCCCTCGACTGCGGCGTGATCGACACGACGGCCGGGATCGTGATGACCCGTGGCGCGACCGCGACGGCAGCGGGCGTCTATGCCGTCGACACGGCGACCGGGAAGTACAGTTTCAACACCGCGGACGCCGGCCACGTCGTGTCGGCCTCGTACCTCTGGACCGATGCGGCGAACGGGAAGACGGTCGCGATCGGCGGATCGCTCGCGGGCGCGGCGACGCAGATGCGGCTCGACATCGCCCGCACGTACGCATCGTCGAACACGCTGTTCTCCTTCCCTGCCGTCAAGTTCGCTGGGGTGTCGGAGTCGTTCGGCAACCAGAAGCACGGCGAGATCGATCTGACCTTCCGGGCGTTCAAGGACCCGACCACCGGGAAGCTGATGAACGTCTACATGACCAAGTGAGACCATGGCCCTGACCGGAACATTCGAGGCTGACGGGCGGACGTGGACCTTCCGCAAGCCGCACGTCGGCCCCGTCCTCCGCTTCAACGAAGTCCTGGCGCTCGCGGAAGAGGGCAACGCGAAGTTGTCACAACTCTTCGGCGCCTCGCTCGACGTCATCCGAGACGCCGTCGCCCGCATCGATCCGGGCGTCACGCGGGAGCAACTCGCGGACGCGCTCGACGAGGATCAGATCCGGGAGTTTCAGGCCGCGATCATGAAACTGAGCCGGCCGGAGGGAGCCAACCCGGGGGAACGCTGACGCCCGCGGAGGTCAATGCGCGGATCTACGGGCGACTACAGACCGCGCTCCGGTGCAGTCGAGAAGAGATCGACCGGAAGACGATGGATGAGGTGGACGACCTGATGGGCTACTGGCGAGAGACCCCGCCCGAACACGAGATGCTCCAGGTCGTCGCGGCGTGTCTGGGCTGGAAGCCGCAGCGGTCGGAGTCGTTCACCATGCCTGCGCCGATGACCGATGACGAGGCCCGCGCCTTCGAGGCGATGGTCAACGGGGGTGTCTAGCCATGTCCGGGAACGCCACCGTACAGGTTGAAGTCCTCGCGCTCGTCGCGGACTTCAAGGCGCAGATGGCCTCCGCGGCTGTCGCGATGAATCAGGCCGTCAAGAAGATGGGCGGCGACCTCGGGGAACTGGGGCACGGCGCCAGGAAGGCGGGCGACAACGTCGTCAGCCTGTCGGGCTGGCTCAAGGAGCACCGCCGCGAGATGCGCGCGGAAGCGGGAATGACGAAGGTGCTGGCGCGCGACATGGCTGCGTTGGGCGTCGGAGCAGAGGGAGCGGGCGGGGCGATTGCTCATCTCGTCGGAGCGTTCGCCATCGGTGGCGGGGTCGGGGTCGCGATCGCCGCCGTGAAGCTGATCGCGGAGGCGTTCAGGAAACTCGGGGAGGAGGAGGAGAAGGCCAGGGAGGCCCTGTCCAAGTGGTTCGACGAGATGGACAAGAAGCACGCCAAGAGCCTCCGCGAGATTCAAGACATCGAGGACAAGGTCGCCGGGCTTCGCCCGGAGCAAATCTACGCCCGCGAGCAACAGGCGGTTCTCGCGCAGGTGTCGGTGCTTCAGGCGCGGATCACAGCGGAGGAACGCGAGCAAGAGCGGCTCTCCGAAAACATCCTGGCCGACAAGAAGAAGACGGCCGATGCCATCACACGCGGATCGTCGCTCCGCATGGAGGATGTCGGCGTCGTGGACGCCGACAAGATCGCGAAGTCGAAGCGCGAGGTGGCGAGCCTCCAGTCGCAGATCGCAGCGCTCAACCGCGACGCTGAAGACTACGCGAAAAAGGCATCCGGGGTCGTCTCGCTCGGCGCGAAGGACTACAACACCAAGCGGGACGAGGATGCGCGCAAGGCCCGCGAGCAGGCCCGCAAAGACGAACTGGCGGGGATGAGCGAGGAGGAGGCGCGGCAGGCCAAGAAGGTCGCTGACTACCTCGCGGGCGAGGCTCAGTACGCGCAGCAGGCGGCGCAGATCCGCTCCCACTGGGCGAAGGTCGGCGCGACCGAGGAAGAAAAAGCCTACCTCGACATGCAGGAGGCGATGAAGAACCTGCGCGAGAATGACCAGGCGTCGCGCGACGAGGTCTGGGCCGGCTACATCCGCCGCACCGAGGAGATGAGGCTGAAGCGGAAGGCTGACCTCGTCACCGAGCAGTTGGACATCCAGAAATGGTCGCAGGACATCGGCCGCTCCTTCGGTCGCCTGTTCTCTGATTCACTCCTGCACGCGAAATCGTTTGCGGACGGCATGACCGCGATGTTCGCGTCTATGGCGGATGCAATCATTGAGCAGCTCGCGCGGATCGCCGCGGCCGAGGCCGCGACGTTCGCGATCAAGGGCATCCTGTCCCTGTTCAGTGGGGGCATCACCGCAGGCATCGGCGGCAGTTTCCTTCAGAGCCAGGTGGACATCGCGGATCTTGAGGGTGCGATCGGCGGTCGCGCGGGCGGCGGGCCGGTCTCCGCCTGGACTCCGTACATGGTCGGTGAGCGGGGCCGGGAACTGTTCGTGCCACAGACGCCGGGCACGATCGTTCCCAACGGCGCGCTAGCGGGTGTCGGCGGGATGAACGTCTCGCTAACGGTGAACGCGATCGACGCTCGCTCCTTCGATGGCTACCTGCGCTCGGGCGGTGACTCGGTGATTCTCCGCGCGCTCAGCCGCGCTCGCGCTCAGGGGAGGAGCTAGATGGCCGACTTCCCGTCCTTCGTCGCCAAGAAGCGCAACTGCCGCCGCGCCGGCCCGTTCTTCGACGAGATCATCGCCACATCCAAGACCGGGAAGGAAACGCGCGCCTGCTACCAGTTGGTCGGGCGCTATCGCTGGACGATCGGTCTGACGCGGCTCGGCCAGGATTTGAACGGTGACGAGGTGGCGACGCTCTGCGCGTTCATCGCGGCGCGGCGTGGTCGTTACGACTCGTTCAACTTCACTTGCCCGCTCGACGGCACGGTGAGGGCGGTCCGGTTCGATACGCCGCAGATCGAACTCGAACGCATCGTCAACCGGAAGTGGGCCGCCGCGACCATTTCGCTCGTCTCGGTGCTCTAGATGAAGCCCGCCGCGTCCCCGCTCGCGACGCTCCTGGGAAGCGACAACAAGTTCTTTCTAGGCGACCTCGTCACGGTCACGCTCCATGCATCGCAGGGTGGGACGGTCTACCGCTGGACTGGGGCGACCGTCGATCTCACCTTTGGCGGCGTGACGTGGTCCCACCTCGGGCCGGCGATCGACTCCGGACGTCACCGGCAAGAGGGGCAACTCACGACCGACACGCGCGACATCACCTTGACCTGCGGTGACGCGGTGCTGATCGGGGGCGTGCCGCTCCAGGCGCTCTCCGCGAAGTCGCTTTTCAGGCGGGCCCGGATCCTCATCGGTCGCGCGTACATGAGCGTACCGGGCACGGTCGTCGGGATCCTCCCGGAGTTCGAGGGTCGGGTCTCCGATGTCCAGCCGTCGAGCACGTCCGTCGTGCTCCGCTGCGCGTCGGAGACGGAGGCGCTGAAGCGTCCCAGCCCGCGCTTCACCTGGGGCCCGCAGTGTCCGCACGTCCTCGGGGACGCACTTTGCGCCGTGAACCTCGCGACGTATACGTTCAGCGGGACCGTCGCCGCTTCGCCGGCCCCCACGATCTCGCGCTTCAATTCCGATCTCGTCCCGCCCGCGTCGCCTTCGTTCGGGGGTCGCGGCGGGAACTGGGGAAACGATCGCGGGTACTACGGGCTGGGCGTCGTGACCTTCACCTCGGGCGCGCTCAACGGCCAGCAGCGTCAAGTGGAGTCCTCGTCGCTGCGGGACGGAAGCGGCAACCTCATTCAGACGGGAACCCTGAAGTTCTCGAACCCGTGGCCGACTCCTCCCGTCGCGGGGAGCACGTTCACGGTCGAACTCGGCTGCGACAAGTCCCAGCTCCAGTGCCTCTACAAGTTCTCCAACCTCATTGCCAATCGCGGGTTCTGGACCATCCCGCGCAGCCTGGGGCGCTAGATGGCGACTCCGACCTGGGGATACGAGCCGGACTTCGGGCCCAAGCCGCCCTCGGTCCCGATCGCCTCGTCAGCGCCGACGATCACGCGCAACCGGACGGTACTCGTCGACAACGGCGCGGCGCTCCCGCTCGCCTACGGACTCTGCCGGGTTCAGGGCACAGTGCTGTGGCAGGGCGCTCCGGTCGCGGACGGGACGCAGTCGACGACAGAGTACGTGATCGCCCTCGCTATCGGGCTGTGCGAGGGGGAGATCACAGGCGTCCGCCGCGTCTGGATCGGAGACGAGGTAGTCAACAACACGCCGGATCCCGGATTGGCGGCGGACTGGCGGAACCCCTCGCGCACGGTTCCGCGGGCCGGGTTCGAGATCCACGCCGGAACGTGGCCGCAGTCAGTCGCGACGATGCTGTCCGGGCTGACCGGGGCGAAGCTGGGCACGTCCACCGCGCCTTCATTCAACTGGTCCGGCACGGCCTATGCCTGTCACGATTCGTTCTGGCTGAAGGAAAAGGCGACCCTTCCGACATCCATGACGTTCGAGGTCGAAGGGATGTTCATGGACGGGACGACGCTCAATGCGTCACCCGCCGACGTCCTGAACGATCTCCTGACACACCCGCGGCGCGGGGCTGGCCTCGACTCGTCGCTCGTCGATGCGGACGCGCTCGCCGCGTACCGCGCGTACTGCGCCGCCGCGGGGATCGGGATCTCCTGGGTTATCGACAGTCAGGGCTCGCTCGTCGATCAGGTCAAGACGTTGATGACCGCTACCAACGCGGATCTCTTCTGGTCGTGGAAGGCGGACGGGAGCGGCGGGTGCTTCAAGGTCGTGGTGCTCGCGGATCAGCCGGTACTCGACGATCAGGGCAACGCGGTGTGGTCGCCGCCGACGATCCCTGAGTACGACCTGATGGAAGACGATTTCAAGCCGTCCGGCGGCGACGACTTGCTCCGGGTGGAGCAGCTCCCGGACATCGAGACGTACAACTCGTTCCCGGTGGAGTATCTCGACCGCTCGATGGGGTACGTGACCAACCTCGTCGCGGACGACGATCTCGTGGATGTGCGGACCTTCGGCCTGAGCCGCGCGCCGACGACGACGCTGCATTGCATCCCCGACGACTCAACGGCGCAGTTCATCGCTCGACTCATCGCGCAGCGGACGACGCGGTGCCGGAACGAGTACCACTTCCGGCTCGACTGGCGCCACGGCCGGCTCGAGCGCGGGGACATCGTCACGATCACGGATAGCGTGTTCGGGCTCGACCACGTCCCGGTGCGGATCACCGTGATCGACGAGGACGGGGATGGACTGCTTGAGGTGACGGCGAAGGACTGGCCGCCCGGCGTTTCCGCGGCAGCGCGCTGGGGAACGCAGGCCGGGGAAGGCTCCGGGCCGGAGTTGTGGCCGGACGATCTTGTGCCGGCGATCCGGGAGGGGGAGATCGGCGCGGGGGTGGACGCGCTTACGTGCATGATGACCGCCGACTCGCTCGTCATCGCGGGCGACTCGAACGGTAACGTGACGGCCGGGCTTCCGTTCACGACCACGATGATTGTGACGCGCGGGACCACGGATGAGTCGAGTTCGTGGACCTTTAGCGTGTCACCCGCGAGCAGCGGATCGAACGTCACCTACAGCCGGACCGGCAATGCGATCACGGTCACCGGCCTAGCGGCGTCGATCGACATGGCGCAGCTCACGATCACCGCGACGCTTGCGGGAAGTCCGACCCTGACGCGCTACTTCAGCATCGCGAAAAGCAGGGTGGGGCCGACGGGGGCGACGGGCGCCACCGGAGGAACGGGATCCACGGGGGCCCCGGGCACTCCCGGCGTGAATGCGCTGTCGGCGTACATGACGCTCCCGGCCGCGGCGGTCACCTGTGACAAGGATGGGAATCCAACCGTCAGCCTACCAACGAGCCAGATGATCCCGATGTACGGGACGAACCAGGACACGGGTTGGGCATTCAGCGGCAGCGCTGATCAGGGATCGCTGGGCTACTCGGTGAACGGGAGCACGGGCGTCGTCACGATCTCGAGCTTCCCGAACACGATCGACTCAGCGGTGGTGACGGTCACGGCGACGAAGGGAGGGCAACCCAACCTCGTCTGCCGCTTCGCGCTGTCCAAGAGCAAGGTCGGAGCCACAGGCGCGACCGGATCGACGGGGGCGACCGGATCTCCGGGCAGCAACGGCACGAACGGCGCTCGCGGGTCGATGGCGTTCTATCTCAACGGCTACACGTCGTGGAGCGACACGGCGGCGAATAACGCCACGCTCTACAGCGCGACGGCGGGCTATACGCGCATCTTCGGGGACACGGTCTGTGAGTACGGGACCGGGTTCTCGCAAACGAAGATGTGGAGCGGGTCGTCATGGGACGTGCTCGCGGTGACCCTCGATGGTTCGCTGCTCGTCCACGGGAGCGTTGCGGCCGACGCGCTCGGCGCCACGCTCGTCCTTGGGACCCGGATTCAAAGCGGTTACACCTATGACGGCGGCACGGCCGACAGTCCCACCCGGGTGACGGGCGGCGCAATGCTGTCGGGCGCGGGCGGTCCGCCGTTGAAGATCGCGCCTGACGGGATCCAGATCGGTGCTACGAAACTCTCGGAGGCGTGGTTTGGGCAGTCGCTTATCGGGGTGGCGTCACTCTACAACCCGGGGACCGGGGCCGATCCAACGATGGCCGCGCACACGGCAAACATGTCCCCATCTTCGCCAACGTGGGGCGTGCAAACCATCGCGGGCCAGGCAACGTGGGCGCTCTGGATCGCGGACAGTTTCCCGACGATCAGCGAGGCCGATCAACTCGCAGGAGATGTCTACATCGTCATGCCGCAGGCAGAGCACCAGTGGTACATGGGGAGCACCGATTCCCGGACCGCGCTGGCCTGGCGACCGATCGTCGTCACCGACACGGGATGGGGCGGGTTCAGGTCGGCCGGGTACAACACGGACATTCAGCGCGGCTACCTTGCGTTCATCGACGGTAGCGGAAACTTTGTGGTGGACCCGCGAGGTTACAAGTGGTCCGTCACGATCACTTATGCGGCGTACCGGATGACCACGCAGTTCATCTTCTAGCCGCAACGGTTGAACACGGAGATCGCGGGCGGCGACTTGTTCAGATTCGCCTCGACGAGCACCAGGGTTCCGCTCGCGCATCGCCAGTAGCAACCCTCGGTGGCGATGTCGTTGACCATGGTCTTCCCGTCGTAGGGGTTCACGTAGGTCACCGGGAACGGATCGTGGAACTCTGAGACGGCCCCGTCGCATTGCAGCCGCGTTCCGACGAGCCGGTAGGAAATGGTCGGATCGGTCGGCGGCGGCGGGCCGGGGGGCGGGCCACCGGAACACGCCATCGCCACCGCCAGAGCCGCCGCAGCAATCGCCCGCTTCATAGCCCCACCCCCGACCCGGAGTATAGCGCCGGACGGCGTCCGAACGTAGCCCGATCATGGCGGGGTGCGTGAGACCGCTCAGCCTTGCGTCGCGCGTCTAGCGGTGGAATGCGGGGATGTGCCGCGCTCCGGGCGAATTGTCGAACGCCGCATCCACACTCAGGGGCAGGGATGACCGCGCCCCGTCAAGATCCCGCCCGGCTGAGTCCACATCTGCTTGAGGCGGAGTACCTTCACACCGCGCACCGGGCGTTGTGGGGGGAGCAAGTGGCGTCGTGGCACAGCACCCCGGCGCTCCGGTACAGCGCGCAGCGGTTCGCGACGGCGGTGTTTGAGCGCGTCCGGGAGATAACGGGGCCGCTCCAAGTCACGTCGGGCTATCGGTGCGGCGTTCTCAACGCTGCGGTCGGGGGCCGCCCCACCTCGCGGCACGTCCTCGGGATCGCCTGCGACGTGATCCCGACCGGGATGACGGTCGAGGACGCGATGGCGGCCATCGTGCGCGCCCTCGACGCCGGGGCGCTTGAGGACTTGGACGAGGCGATCATCGAGATGGGCTGGCTCCATCTCCAGGGGGCGCCGGCCGGGACGCGGGCCCGGCGTCTCGCGCTCCAGACCCACGACGGCGTCCACTTCCAGCCCTATGCGCGGAGGTCCGCCTGATGGGCGAGTGCGTGTGCCTCGGGGCCTTGCAGCCCGCGCCGATTCGGCGGGTCGTCCACACGCCGCGGGTGTGCGTTTCGGTCCCGAACGACGGCGGTGCTCCCGTCGTGATCCTTCCCTGTCGCGCCGGGGTTCCCTGCGGGGAGCCGGGGTCCACGGTTTCCGTGACGTCCGTGCCAATCCCCGGCGCGACCTCTTCCACCAATCCGGAGATCGCATGACGGAACCCACGCCGGTCGAACCGAAGCCGAACCCGCTGTTCGGGGCGGACAAGTGGTCGAGCATCATCGGATACGCGCTCGCCGCCGCAGTCGAAATCTTCGCGCTCGTCGAGGAAGTGAGCGGCGCACTCGGCCTCTCGCCCAAGACGAAGACGATCCTGCACGTGGTCGCCGGGAGCATCGCGATCATCGGGCGGGTGCTGAACCTGCTCCCGAAAGCCGCGGCGGTGCTCGTCCTGTGCGCCCTCGCCACGCCCGCGCGCGCCGACTCGTCACCCGGCGGTCCGCTCAGTCTCTATCTCGGCACCTTCCGCGGCGAGTCGGTCACTCTCAACTTCGGACTCGGGCTCAGCGGCTACGCCTACGACTTCGGGACACGCGCGGTGACGCGGAACGTGCAGTTCACGGGGCTGACGGAGTTGTCGGTGGGCGCCTTCCCGGTGGCGCTGATCGGCGGCGCGGGATTCCAGACCGGCGAGAATCAGGGACTCGCGTTGCAGATCGGGCCCGAGTACCGGCCCCTGAATGCGGCGGTTCTGTTCACAGCCGTTCCGGTCGGCTCGACCCAGAGCTACGGCGTCGCGGCCGGCTACGTCCTCCGCTTCTAGGCCATGAGTCTCTTCTACGCGCTACTGAGTTGGGCCATCCCGCGCGCCCTCGACGCGGGGGAGCGGTACTTCGAGTCCGACGAAGGGAAGGCCCAGGCCGCTCGCGCTCGGACGCTGGGGAAGAAGGTGCTCCTCCCGTTCATCGCGAACGCGGGCGACCCCATCAGCGAAGCGAAGAACGACGGGAGCCCGGGATGAGCACACCTCCGCCCTTCTGTCCCATCAACCCCGAGTGTGAACGCCGCTTCGTCGCGATCGAGACGAAACAGGGCGAGACCGACAAGCGCGTGCAGAACCACGGCGAGTCGATCGCCTCGCTCCGGGCGCAACTGTTCATGTGGAGCGCGTTCGGCGCGCTCGCGGGCGGGGCGCTCGTGGCGGTGTTCGGGCGCGTGGTGCTGCGATGACGATTCGTTCCACCGTCCCGGCCGGCGCCGGGATCACCGCAGGAGATCCCGCCTAGACCGGGAGAGGAGAGCGAACCAATGGCCGCACTGACCAACGCCTTCAAGTTCGACGCGCTGAACAATGCGTTGAGCAACACGATCACCCCCGGCACCGCGGGGACCGGAGACGTGCTCAAGTGCGTCTTTTACTCGGACGCCAAGACCGACACGCTCGCGGCCTACACGGCCACGAACGAAGTCACCCAGCCCGGAGCGACCCCGGCGATCAACGCGAAGGGTCTCGCGCTGACCCGCAGCACGACCACGGCGGGTGACGGCTCGGCAGCAACGGCGGGGTGGGACTTCGACAATCTCGTCGTCACGCCCGCCAGCTCGTTCGCCTTCCGAACGATCGTGATCATCAACACGACGAAGGGCGACCGCACGGTGTGGTTCCATGACTACGGGTCAACGCAGACGTGGAACGCGGGCACCCAGTACACCCTCCAGGTCCCGGCAAGTGGCACCTACTTGCTAACCCTGGCCTGAAAGCGGGGGCAGCGTGGCGAACGTCGTCATCCTGTCGCCGCTCTACACGTACGCCACGCAGGCGGGATCGGCGGAGCCGGTCCCGTTCGTTTGTTCCGGCGTGACGGACGTTCCGGGGCAGATCGTCGTCCTCTCGGAAGACACGACCGGGGCGGAACTGGGGCGGACGTCGGCCAGCAACACGGCGCTTCCCTCCGGGGCCTATGCCGGTTGGTATCCGTGGGCGACGACGATCTCGACGTGGTCACCGACGAACAGCCTGGGGGCTCCGGCGGCTGGCCTGACCGCGTCGGCGGGCGGGGTCGGATGCTCGGCGGTGGTCGGGTTGGCGGCGGGTTCTGGGGCGATGGCGACGGGGCCGGTGAGCTACTTCGCTGGGCTTGGCATGGGCGCGGCGGCGTTGACGGCGGGTGCGGGGGGCGTCGGCTGCGCGGGGCTCGTTGGGATGGCTGCCGGGGCGGGAACGGCTGGGGCGGGCGGGATCTCGATCTCGGCGGCGGCGGACGCGACCGCTCCGGTGGTGACTGCGTTCACGGTGGGAACGCCGAGCGGATCGTCGGTTCCGATCACGGCCTTCACCGCGACGGACGCGGTCGGTGTCACAGGCTATCTCGTCACCGAGTCGAGCACGCCTCCCGCAGCGGGCGCGGCGGGCTGGACTGGCTCGGCGCCGAGCACGTACACCGCAGTCGGCACGGGGAGCGTGACGCTGTACCCGTGGGCGAAGGACGCGGCCGGGAATGTGTCGAGCGTGTTTGGATCGCCCCGGACGGTGACGATCACGGGCGGCGCATCCCTCACCTCCGACTTCGAGGCCGACGCGAACGGATGGACATTCTCCAACGGCGCCGCGCGATCCAACACGTCGCCCATCGCCGGCTCTTACTCGGTGCGCAAGACCGGATCGGGCGCATTCGACGCGGAGGTCGCTGCCAAGACGGTGAGCGGAAACCGGCAGAACATCACCTCGATCACGATCAAGTACCGTCTGTCGCAGGGTCAGCCAACGACCGGGCACCAACTGTCCATTTATTGCGGTCCCGCTCAGCCGTTGTTCGACGGCTTGAACCACATCAAGACGCTGGTGGCTGACGACGTGGTGCATGAGTTGACGTTCAGTGGTGCTGTCAACCCGGGCGTCACCGGCAGTGGAGCTGTCCGTCTCCAGGCAAAAGTCCAGGACTACGATGACGGGGAACCCTGGTACACCCCGTTCACCCTCACGATTGACGACGTCGTGATCAACGGGATCTCCTCGTGAGTCCCGACCGCCGCCACGTCCAGATCCTCGCGGTCAGGTTTCGGAAGTGGGACGATGCGGCCGTCCGCCGCGTCGTGCAGGAGTGTGGCGGCGTCGTGGAGAAGCTCACGCCCGAGTTACGTATGGCGCGTGTTTCTCCCGCGCCCGACGCGGACATCGAGGGGGTGCGGCAGCGACTAGCTGCGCGTTCCGAGGTAGAGGCTGCGACCTACGCGCTCCGCATGAACACGCGGGGCGCGTATCACGCGGCGACGAACGACACGCACCTCGATCTGCACTACCACCTGAAGCGCACCAACGTCTTCCACGCCTGGAAGTACACGCGGGGCGATCCGTCGGTGAGGGTTGCCGTCGTTGATACAGGGCTCGTCCATTCCGCGGTGGTCGCGCCTACCGGGAACGGGGACTGTCCGCTGCCGGACTCGTCCTATCGCTCCGAGGACAATGCGGCGGTCCCCTGGGACTACGGGGAAGGCGACTGCGAGTCAACGAACGTCGACTACAGCCACGGGACGACGTGCTGGGCCATCATCAAAGCGCTGGCGAACAACGGCAGCGGCATCGCCGGCATCGCACCGGACTGCTACGGGATCATGGTTGCCGCCGCAGCGTCCACCTACCCCGACGTCATCAGCATCTACGCCGCCGAAGGAATCATCGAAGCGACCAATCGTGGAGCGCGCATCATCAGTTGTAGTTGGGGGCAGGTGGTCCCCGTCGATGCGAACGAGCAACCCACGAATCAGAACGGGTGGGACCTAATCAATGCCGTCCAGTACGCGCTCGATCACGGCGTGCTGGTGATCAACGCGGCCGGGAACCTCAACGAATACTACCCATCCGCGAACAGCTACGGTCCCGCTACCTCGTTCATGTGGCCCGCCGAGGTGGACGGCGTGCTGCTCGTGTCGAGCGCGGGCGGGCCTCCTCCACACCCGGAGGACACGCCGTACAATGGCGCCGGAGCGACGGATGGTCCGGCCTACGGGGCGGGGATAGAGGTCGTCACTCCAGCCCAGGACGTGTTCACCGCGCTCGGCCCCGGCTACGTCGCGCCGAGCTACGCGAACATTGGCCCGGACTACGGATACGGTGCGTGGTGGGACGGCCTGGTTGTGGCGAACGGGCAGCCCTATGGCGGCGGCCCGCTGCTCACGCATCACCACAGCACTTCATTTTCCGCGCCGCAGGTCGCGGGGGCGGCGGCGCTCATCCTGTCGATCAACCCGGCCCTCACCGCGGAGCAGGTCAAGGCCATCCTGAAGTCGTCGGGCGGGCCAGTGAGCCACGCTGGCGTCGCCGTCCGGTATCCGAGCTTCCCCGGCATCCTCGACACCGGGAAGGCGGTGACGAAGGCGCTCGCGACACTTCCGGCGAACGCCGGGCGGGTGTTCCCGTACGCGCGCTTCATCGGCACCGGAGTCGTGGTCAGCGTGTCGGGCGGCGTGGCGACAACGACGCTTCCACTCAACCAGCCGATCACGCTCGACGCGGCGGGGTTCAGTTCGGACCCGATCACGGGCGTCGAGGTGTGGGTCGGTTCGCGGCGCGTCTACTCGGGGACCGGCGGCACCGCGACGGTCACGATCACGCAGGGTGGTCCGGTTCGTGTCGTCGCGCGGACGGCCACCACCGAAACGTCTGAGACTTACTCCGACGTGGGAACCGCTCCGACTTACGCGCTCACGATCCAGGCGGGAACCGTCAGCGGCGCCGCAGTGACGGCGTGGGGGACCCGGGCCGCAGACTCGACCATCGCCGTCACCGCCCCTGGCGCGTCGGTGGGCGTGGTCGGTTACCCCGACTCTACCTCTTGGCAGGCGACCGTCTCGGACCTCCCTTCCGGAGCGACGACGATCACCGCAAGCGACGGGACCGACTCCGCAAGCGTGACGGTACAGGCGGGCGCGCGTCCGCACACGATCCGCGCCACGGCCGGGGCTGATTCTGCCTCGTTCCCTTACTCGCTCCCGCTTGAACTCGGCGAGACCGGATCGACGGTCACTCTCGTTCCGGGGTGCGACACGCCCCCCGCGGTGCTGACGTCAGGGGCAGGGGCCGTTGCGCTGCGCGGCGCGCTGCCTGTGGCGGCGGGGAACCTGACGGCGGGGGCGGGCGCCGTGTCGCTGGCGGGTCTGCGGGGACTGCCGGCTGCGGCCGGGACGCTCGCCACCCCGGGAGCAAAGGCGCTCGGCGCGCTCGGCGCGGTTTCGGCCAACGGGACGACCTCCGCTCAGCCGGTGTCATTCACTGCGACGCCGTCCGGTCATCGCCTGCGCGCCACCGCGGACGGTGCGCCGGCCTACGTCTGGATCGTACCCGGCGCGGACGCGGGATCGGGTTTGGCATCCTCCGGAGCGGGCGCCGTCGCGATCGGCGCGCAGGTTCCGGCGCCTCGGGCCTCTGGCGCGTTCGCGGCGGCAAGCGTGGCCGTCCTCTCCGGGGCCGGGGTCGCGGTTCCGGCGGCGGGGATGACCTCCGGGGCGGGGGCCATCTCGATCGCCGCGGTCGTTCGCGCCCCGTCCGCTGCGGGCGTACTCGTGTCCGCGCCCGTCTCGGTTGCGATCTACGCCGCGCCGCTCGGCGTGCCGGCGGCAGGGGCGACCTCGGGCGCAGAGTCGATCGGGATCTCCGCCGTGGTCCCGGTCCCGATCGCCTCCGGCCTCTTCTCCGCGACTCCGATCGGATACCACGGCGGCGCGTTCTACGACGAGGACCAGGCGATCGACGCGGTCCTCGTCCGGTTCGTCATCAACGCGAAACCGACCCACATCCACGCCGACGCGCGGAAGCTGTCGATCGCAACAACCGCGCGAAGGTACGTCGGGAGGTAGTCCATGGCGACGAACGAGGTCTTTTGCGGAGACGACAAGCCGTTCCGGTTCGCGGTGCCGGACGACCTCGCGGTCGAACTCGAGGGCGCGGCCTTCTACTGTTCGGTGCAGACGTCGGGCGGATCCAAGATCAGCGCCGCCGAGACTACGGTGGACGTGGCGAACCGGGTCTGCTGGGCGTGGTTCAGCAAGGCGCAGACCGCGGCCATGGTCCCGCCCAAACAGTATTCGGGCGACGGACTGCTCGTCCTTGCGGACGGCGACAACCACACCATCGGAACGATCTCGTTCAGGGCGGTCGCGAGGACCACCCCGAACCCGTGAGGACGCCCATGCGAAAGACCGCGCTTGCTTTGCTGCTCCTCGGGACCGCGTCCGCTCAGGTCTTCCCGAAGTCGGACGCGCGAGCGTGTTCCGGTTCCTCGACGACGTTCTGCGCCGACGACGCGAACTGGCTTTACGACCAGATCCTCCTGCGCCCCGTTTACTCAGGGGTGACGTCGAACGGGTCCAACGGCCTCGCGATCGTTGGAGGGGTTGACATAGGAACAGGTGAGCCGACGCTGCTGGGCGTGACCCCACTCACGGTGAGCGCGCTACAGGCGCTCGCTTCACCGACCACGAACGATCTCCGCTGGGTTTCCAACGGAGCGACCGCGAGTGATTGCACGGTGGGTGGGGGGGGGGACTTCCATCAATGTCGGTGGACGGGCTCGGCGTGGGTGGCGACGACGGCGGCCTACACGCTGCCGGCTGCGGGGGCCTCGACCCTCGGCGGCGTGCGGGCGCTGACCTGCTCAGGGACCGACAAGCTCTCCGCGATCGGCACGGACGGGATCCCGGTCTGCACCGCCGATCAGAACTCCGGCGGCGCGGGTGGAGCGTCGTCAACCGTGACCGGCGCCACGACCGCAGCCGATCCAGTCGTCGTGTCAGGCGTCGCCACTCCGGCCGGGTCGTATGTCCGAGTCGTCGAGGCGGGCACGGGTACGACGCGGTACGCGGCCAGCGACGGATCGACGGGCGCGTGGTCGGCGGATTTCGGGAGCCTCGCGGAAGCGTCGTACACCTTCGTCGCGGAGGTCGTGACGGCCGGGACGGTCGTGGTGAATCGCTCGGCGCCTACGGGGATCGCGCTCGCGGCGGGGACGGGGATCAACACGTTCGATTCGACAGGTGCGGGAGGCGGGGCGATATCCAAGACCTTCTCCGTCAGCGACACGAACACCACGCTTTTGCTCGCGTCATCCATCTTCGACGGTGACGACCCTGGAACCTCTCCGCCGACAGTTACGGATGGGACGGTGTCGTGGACACTGCTCGGGTACGCCTATACCCCGGCCGGACACCGCACGACGGTCGTCTGGAAGGCTACCTCGGCTGGAACTGTCGCCAGCCACGACGTCACCGTCACATGGCCGCGATCGGAGAACCGAAGCATTTCGATCGTTGCGCTCAAGGGCGCGTCGTCGCTGGGAGCCCCCGTCGCTCGGTCGAACGAGAATCACCTAGAAGACAACACAGTGTCGGTCACGACCACCGTTTCTAATTCCTGGGTGGTCGGGTTCGGCCTGGCGCTGGCTTACGGGGCCTCGCCATCTTGGACCGCGGACACGACGCTGATCGGGACTCCCTGGAACGACGGCTACGCCTGGCTGTGGGCCGCGTACAAGGCGACGACGGGCACGGGCACGTACACGCTCGGTGCGACGAACCAGGGGGGAGACGGTGCCCTTGTGGCTGTTGAGGTAAAGCCGTGACGGGAGCGCTGCTCGCGCTCGCGCTTGGGGCCAACCAGGCGGGGATCAACATCCCGTTTCCCTACGACGCGCAACCCGTGGTCTGGGCTGACGTGGTCAAGACCCTCCGCGTCATGGACGATGTGGCGCGCACGCGCCGAGCGAACAAGGACGCGAACGGCTGGCCCACGGAGGACGTCGAGTTGGGGCTCTGGTACGACCCCGCGAACCGGCACGGCACCTACGCGATCTCGTTCACCGGGCAGGCGACGGTCACGGGCCTCGATGACTTCGCCGTGTCGGGCGTCTCCTACAACGCGGGGACGAACACGACCACGGCGGTCGGGACGGTCACGAACTCCGGCGGCAGCACCGCTCGACTCCGCCTGACGAGCACCAAGCGGCTCGCGGGGGATTCTCCGGGGACCGGGATCACGAACCTGAAGATCATGCGCCCGATCGCGCCAGGCTCGGCGACGCCGCACGCGGTGAGCGACATGTTCGGCACTCACATCCGGGATCTCGTGCAGCGGTTCAACGGCCCGGTCCGCTTCATGGACCTGACGAACACAAACTACAACCAGCAGTCAACGTGGTCGGAGCGGATGCGGCCCGCGTTCTCGTACTACACGATCCCCCGGGACGAGCGGGCGCTGCCCGGCGACTACAACGTGGGCGCCCCGTGGGAAGACGTGATCCGGCTCGCGAACTACGTCCAGCGCGACGCCTGGGTGAACGTGCCGATGAAGGCGGACGCCACGTACGTCACCAAGATGGCGCAGGTTTTCAAGTGCGGATCGGACGGGACGGATCCCTGGGTGAACGCCGGGACGAGCACGTGCGCGGCGGGAACGCCGACCTATCCGCCGCTCGACGCGAACCTGAAGCTCTACGTCGAGTACAGCAACGAGATGTGGAACTTTCACCGCTCGTACGTGGACGCGCAGCTCGCGGTGGAGCCCGGGGACTCCCCGATCTTCTTCGACGGGAACGCAGAGGCGCCGTGGTTCCGGTGGGTGGCGTACCAGGGGATCAAGGTTAGCAACTCGTTCCGGGCCGTGTTCGGGGACGCGGCCATGATGACGCGCGTGCGGCCGATCTACGCGACGCAGATCAACGACGGGAACGCCGCGCTGACCTACGTCGTCCCGATGATGCTCGGCTACTTCAACAACATGCAGGGGAACTACGTCGGGAGCCCGCACCCTCCGTCATACTACTTCTACGGAGCCGGCGGAGCGCCGTACCGCTACCCCGCGGGCGGGTACACGATCGACACCGTCTGGGAGTCGGGCGGCATGGCGATCGGGTCGCACTACGACTACAACTTCCAGACCGACGCCCGACCGATCGCGGTGATGGGGCTCCGCCACATCGAGTACGAGGGCGGCCCGCAGTTCTTCGGGAACGACACCCTCGCGCGCCAGATCAACGCGGACTCGCGGATCCGGGCCAAGGTCGTCGCGCAGCACCAGGAGGCTGCCGCCGATGGCGTGGAGATGATCGTCTACTACACGGCGTCCGGGAATGCGCCGTGGGAGTTCACGCCCAGTCTTTACGATCTGAATACGCCGAAGATGCTGGCCGTGGACGACATCCTGGGTGCGTCGCAGTACCCGATCACCTACGGTCCGGCGATCCCGGCCACGCTCGACGGGGCGAACATCTCCGCGTCGCCCAACTCGCAAAGCCACGGCGGAACCGGGAGCCGCGCGCTGAACTCAGCGAGCGCGCCGTGGACGGGGTATCTGTTCCGAGCGGCGACATCGCTGGCCGGCTCGACGGTGACGCTCTCGAAGACCGGCACCGGCACGGCGACGGTCTACGTGGACGGCGCCGAGATCGGCGGCGACGGGACGACGTTCAGTGCCGGATCGCTCTCGGCCGGGCTCCACGGCGTCGTCGTGCGCGCGAGCGCGGGATCGTTCACGCTCAACACGGTCGCGATGAACGGGACGGCGGTGGAACCACCTCCCGCTTCCGGAACGCCCTCGACCCGTCTGCGCGGGGTGAGGGTTCGGGGAGTGAAGGCGCGGTGACGCCGTGTGCGCGATCGACTGCCCCGGCTGCGATCTCCCGGAGGGCTGCGGGAAGCCGTGGGACACGGAGTACGACGCGCCGGGGGTGTTCGGGAGGTGCTGGCGGAAGGGGGACTTAGTGGCCTGCTCGACGTACAAGTGGAAGCCGGAGAGGCGCCGCGAAGTCGAGTGTGCGCTCCGGGCGTCCAAGTCGCGGAAGGAAGCGGCGCAGCTTCTCGGCATCGGACTCGGTGCCCTCGACCACGCCGCGAACACCTACGGCTTCCCGATCGCGGAGACGCTGGGGACGGGGGCGGACGCGCCGACGATCGACGCGCCTCCGTCCCCGGAACTCACGATCGACGAGCTGCTTGAGCAACGGGAACGCCGGTTCGCCCGGAAGACCCGGCACGAGGAAGCCCGGAAACTGATCGGGGTGCGCATCAAGAGCAACGAACCGATCGGCATCGTCCATCTAGGCGATCCCCACCTCGACGACGACGGCACGGACATCCCCTGCATTCGGTCGCACATGGCGATCGTCAAGGCGACCCCGGGCCTCTACGTGGCGACGGTGGGCGACACCACGAACAACTGGATCGGCCGGCTCGCCAAGCTCTACGCGATGCAGTCCACGTCACAGTCAGAGGCGTGGATGCTCGCGGAGTGGCTCATCGGGGAGGGACGGGGGAAGTGGCTGTACCTCGTCGGCGGCAACCATGACCTCTGGAGCGGGTCCGGCGATCCCCTGAAGTGGATCACGGCGCAGGCCGGCGCGCTCTACCAAGACTCGGAGGCCCGGGTCGCGCTCCGGTTCCCCAACGGGACCGAGGTGCGGGTCAACTGCCGGCACGACTTCGCCGGCAACAGCCAGTGGAACCCGGCGCACGGGCCGATGAAGGCGGGGCTCCTCGGCTGTCGGGATCACATCCTCATCGCCGGCCACAAGCACATCAGCGCGTACGGGATCCTGAAGGACCCCGAATCCGGCACGGTGCTCCATTCCATCATCGTCGCGGGCTACAAGGTGTTCGACCGCTTCGCCCGAGACAAGGGGTTCCGAGACCAGCGGATCAGCCCCTCATGCTGCACGGTCATCGACCCCCGGCTTGCGGCCGACCATCCCGGACTCGTCAAGGTGTTCTGGGACCCGCATGAAGGGGCCGAGTACCTGACGTGGCTGCGAGGCCGCCAGCGCGCGGCAGCGTGACCCCTCGCCCGCGGCGAGTTTGCGGCAGACCCGGAAACGGAACGGGGGCCCCGATCGCTCGGAACCCCCGTATTTACTGGCTCCCCAGGCAAGACTCGAACTTGCGACCCGGTGATTAACAGACACCGTAGGGGACTAGTCCCGCGCCATTTCTGGCGGAAATGGGCCGATCCCGGCCCCTGAGAGTCACCCTGTTTCCCCCTCGGACGGCAGGTTTACGGCAGACCCTCGCCTAGAGGGGGGCTCCGACGCTCCGGCGGCGCTCGGTGGCGCGGAGCGCGTGGAGATACTTCTCCGTCGTCTTGATGCTGGCGTGGCCCATCCGCTCTTGGAGCCCGCGGAGATCGCCCGTGTTCCGCAGGTAGACGGTGGCGTAGGTGTGCCGGAGTTCGTGCGCGGAGTAGGGCTCGACGCCCGCCGCCTTGCAGGCGCACCGGAGGCGGTGGTCGAACTGGCCCGCCTCGTCATCGGGGACGCCGCCAAGGTCGAGGAGCTTCCGCGCCGCCCCCACGGTTCGCATCGACACGGGAATGGTCCTGGCGCGTCGCCGCTTCGTCCTGGGGACGTGAATGCCGCCCGGTCGAAGGTCCGAGGGGGCCATGCGCGCGAGCTCGCCATAACGCAGCCCAGAGCCTAGGACGACCTCCGCGGCAAGCCGCCACTTCGGGAGCAGTTCCGCGTTGACCGCGCGCCACACCTTCTCCGGGATCTCGTGCGGCGCGTTCGCCCCCTCATCTTCGCGTAGGAGGGCGACCTTGGTGTCCGCGTCGTTCGTCGTGATGCCCTCGGATCGAGCCCAGGTCATCAGGGCTTTGAGGGCGGCCAGGTCGCGATTGACGGCGGGGCGGCCCACCTTCCGGCCCGCAACGCCCCCGTCCGCGCGCCACGCCATGTAGGCGCGCACGTCGGAGTCGGTGAAGGTGTCGAGGTTGGGGAAGAGGCGACTTGTACCGAGGTTATCGAAGTACCCGCCTTGCTTCTCGACGTGGCCGGGGCTGTTCTGCGCGGTCAGCGCGGAGAAGCGGAGGTAGCCTTCGACCGCCGACCCCCAACGAGACGACGCGCCAGCAGTCGGAAGGACGGAACGGGGGTTGCGCTCCCAGCGGCGATAGACCTCGGCCGCGGCGATCGGATCGACACAACCCGTGCTCCGGCGGAACCGGGCGCGGCCGGGGAGGGTGCGGTCGATGTAGTGGTAGCCGCCATCGGTGTAGCCGACGACGACGCCGTTGAGCTTCCAGGGCTTGCGGGAAGACCGCGCCTTGCGAGGCACCGCTCGTACTCCTCGACTGCCGAGAGGGCGACGCGACGATCCGCCCCCACCGTGATGCCGGAGTAGACACCGAGGCGCGTCATTTCGTCCAGCGCCCGGTAGACGCTCGACTTGGAGCAGTCCCACCGCCCCATGAGGGAGCGGGCCGAAAGGAATCGGGCCAGGGCCGGGATGGCGACCGACCCCGACACTACTCGTGGCCCCCCGCGACGTACTGCCGCAACGCTCGCCACGCGCCGACCGAATGGCCGATCTGGTAGCCAGCCCAGAAGGCCACGCCGATCGCGGCGAGGATGAACGTCAGCGCCGTCCAGTGCATCGGGGTCGCCAGAGTACAGACGCATTCCGGAGTCACGGCGTCCCCCGGGAGCGCGAGGAGGCGGAAGAAACAGCAGATTTCGCACAGCGACTCGGCGCCGGGCGTTCATCCCCGACGACCGATTCCGACGCGGTTGGTAGCGGTTCCGAGCGCATCACGGAAGAATCCAAGCAGACGACGGCCGCGCAGCGGCTACCTGCGCGATCCGCTTCGCCGCGTCCCTCTCGTCTCCGTCCACCAGGGGTTGCCGCACGATCTGGACGGCCTCCTGCATTCCATCTCGCCACCCCTCGTGAGCGACGAGTTTCAAGATGATCGCCAACCCCGGCGCCTGTTCAGGTTGCAGGCCGGACGCTTGGGCCAGAATGCGCGCTGCGGTGTCCAGATCCATCATGATCGTGCTCCTCAAATGCCGCGGTTGGTGATCGTGAACGAGCGGTCGGCGGCGACGGTCGCTCGGTACTTCATGAAGTCAGATCCTCGCCCTTCGGCGTCGTGTCGTCGGCCCCCAGTGCTCGGCGGGCGCACGCGAACGCTGTGTGCGTCATTCCATCGAGGCTCTCGACTCGTCCCGTCGTGTGCGACTCCAGCCAGAAGTGACCGCACTTGCAGCAGACCCCGTGCGATCGGTGCTCGTCGCACATGCCCAGAAACCCCACCATGGGCTTGCTCACCGGCTTGCCGCAGAGGCCGCCCGCGCCCGCGACGCAGCATCGACTCCAGCGATGGTCCCAGCGGCTCATCGGGTCGACCCCCGGCACCGCTTGCACTGAGAGATGGACCGCAGCCGACCAGCCAGCCTCCGAAGCCCGAACGCTCGCAGCGGCTTGACCTTGCGGCACTTGGGACAGAGCATCGTGACGTAGACCGGGCGACCGTCCGCGTTGAACAGGGCGGTGGAGATGGGCCGCTGCGGGGCTCGCGTCGGCGGGTAGACGTGGCGACCCGGCGGTACGACGTAATCGCTCATGCCGTCACTCACGGCCGTCCTCCTTCGTCGGGGGCAGTGCTCGGCGGGCGGCGGCGAGCGCGGCGTCGATTCCGCAGTTCTTTCGGTGCTGCGCCGGGCCGTCCCCCCATGTGATGCGCCCGCACTCGCGGCACCGGGCATAGGACTGTCCGAAGCGAGGGTCCCCCCTGTCCTCTTCCCCGTTGAGCGTCGAACGGATGATGCCCCACCGGGCGAGCGCCTCGCGTGCGTCGCGGAGCGCGGCGTTCGCGGCGTCGCGCGCCCGCATCACGACCTCTAGGCAGGAGACGTGCGGTACGGCCCGCGAGAGGCGGGATAAGGCGCGGCGTTGAGCGGTCATGCTGGCGTCGCCACGGGACAGCCACTCTCCGCTGTCGAAGTGGCGCTGCACCTTCTCCGCGGCCCTCGCCACCGCGAGCAGGGCGTGGAGTTCGCGCTCCGCCTGCTTCACGTCCGCGGGGCGCTTCGGATCCCAGCGCACGAGAGCCCGCAGCGTCGGCGCGATCTGCTCGGCGGGCGTCATGGCTTCGTCTCCCCCGTGCAGGCGTGCTTCTCGTCTCGGTAGACGATCTGCTCGCCGCACACCGCGCAGTAGGTCGGGTGCCGCCACTTGCGCGGCAGGGGCGTGACCGTCGCGGGCGGGTTCGTGAGCGCGTCTAGCCCCGCCTTGATCTCCTCGATCGTGAGTCGGGGGTGCTCCTTGCACGGCTGTCCGTTGGCGCACTCCCAGCAATCGGCGCTCATGGCGTCTCCAGGGCGGCGCGCAGGGCGCGGGCGCAATCAATGAGAACCGGGCACCAGATCGCCTGTTCCTCGGTCCACGCGCGGCCCACGACGACTTTGCGCTCCCACTCCTCGGCCAGCGACAAGACGCGGGCGAGGCGGTCCCGCAGCCCTGCGACGGAGGCCAGGAGGGCGGCGCGGGCGGCGGTGCGTCGCTCCATCGGCTTGCTCATCAGCGTCACGGCAGCCTGGGCCGAAGCGGCCGCAAGCGCGTCCACCAGCCGCTCGATCTCGTCCGGCGCGGCCTCGGGGGTTCGCACCGCATCGCGTGGAGCCACGGCCTCCAGCATCTCCGCGAGGGTGTGCCGACACTCCACGAGCCCGCAGATGGGGCAGGACTGCTTCGCGATCTCGTCCGGCGGCGCGGCGTCCGGCGGGGGCGCTCGGACGGGAATCACACCCGGCCACGGAGACAGCGGTTCACGCTGGCGTCGTGCCTCCTCGCTGATGGGGGGCGGTCGTTTCTGCGCGGCGTCCGGCGCGGCGGCGGCCCCGGTCGGTGCAGGCAGGCGCTCACCGTTGACGACCGGGCGGATCAGCAGCACGTCTAGGTACTCGCCCACCTCCGCCATCGTGCGACGGCAGAACACGCACGCCGGGTTGTTGCACTGTTCTCCTTCGAGGCGGAGGCACTGATCACAGATACGGATCGTGTGCTCCCGGACGGGCGGCTCCTCAGGGGTCGGCGCCTGCATGTCACAATCGTCACAGGCGCCATCCGGGATCGGCACGCCCTCGGGCGCCTGAAGCGTGCAGTGGTCGCCCTCACGGTTGGCGCACGGCTCGTCCGGCGGCGCGGCGTCCGGCGCGGCGGCGGCGGCGCGCTCACACCGCTTTCGCGTATGAACGATCCGGGTGAGCGGGTCCGTCGCGCTCGCGTCAGGGGACGGGTTCCGCCACAGCGTCACCGCTCCGCACTTGCAGCGGTCCGGCGAGTCGGGAGGGCCCGGCGGGCGCGGCGCGGCGGCGGACTCCGCATCAGGGCAGTTGTGCAGCAGCCACACATGCTTGCACCCCGGACAGATCCACTTCGCGCCGCCATCGTGGACGAGGTCCAGACCGCACACCGCGCACCAGCCGCCCTTTCCACCTTCGAGCCCAGGGGGTCGGCGCGGCGCGGGCGCCCCCGCGGAGACCCCGGTTTCACTCTCATTCTTCAGGAAGCCTTCGTCCGGCGTCATTCGTCGGCCCTCGCGGTAGGTGTTGGCTGGACGGTATGCGCCGGGTTCACCATGCATTCCCCGGTGTGCTGGTGACGGACGAGGCGCCCCCTGCACTCGGGGCATGGCTTGGCGTCAGGGCCGGCTTGCTGTTCGGGCCAGCACCGCAGATCCCCGGTGCGCTCCGCGAGCAGGCGGCGGTACTTCTCATCGTCCCCGCCCGCATCGGCCCAGCACTTCTCGCACGCGCTCATCGCTCCCCCTCCGCGCGAGCGGCCCCGCGCGCCTCTGGGTGCTGCGCGAATTCCAGCGCCAGGGCTCGCTCGCACCGCGCCATCTGCTCGCCGTAGCCGTGGACGTAGCAGTGGCGCTTGAACCGCTCGATCCAGTGGGCGCGGTCCGGGTCGTTCGCGGTCTTGTTGTCGTGGTGGAACTTGCAGAGGTGCCAGACCGTCTCGACCGACTCCTCGGCCTTGCCGCGCCCCCAGAAGTGATCGTGCTCCGTCGCCTCGTTCATGCAGTACACGCCCGCGAAAGCGTGCTCGCAGCCCCCGCCGCTCCGGGCGTCCACCTCGGCGTAGACCTTCCGCTGCCGCCGCTGCGCTGCGGTCTCGCGCTCCCGCTTCCGGGTGGCTCCGGGACGCTGCGACCGCGGCGCTTTGACTTTCGGCTTGGAGGCGGCGGCCTTGAGCACCCGATCCGCCCACGCTTCCGCGAGCGCCGGGTGCTCCTTGATCGCCGTGGCGAGCTGCTTGTGGTTCATGGCTAGAACCCGCCGCCCTCGGTCTTCTCCTTCGGCGGCACGAGCACGAGCTCGTTGATCCCGCCGATGATCTGGAGGGCGTCCACCTTCACGTTGAACCCGCCCAGCTTGTTCGGGAAGGCGGCGCCGATCCGGTTCCACCGGGACTTCTCGTTCCCGTCGCGGTCCTGGTACTTCGTCACGATGCACACGTCGAGGCGGTCTGCCATGGTCGCTCCTGCTAGTGGTTGATCTGCCATTCGGGCTCAGAGGTGCCGACGATGGCGCCACCCTTGACACCCTCCAGGCCCTCAAGGAATCCGTCGCAGCGGGTCCAGTCGTCGGCGGTGAGCGAGGTCGAGTCGTCAACCGGGCGGCCGATCCACTCCGCGATCTTGATCTTGCGGGCGGACGGGGTCTTGAACCCCAGCGCGATGAGGCGGCTCTGGAGGTTCGCGGTGCGGGTGCCGTGGTCCTTCGGCGCGTTGACCTTAGCCCCGCCGTTCACCTTCGCGGCGACCTTGGCCTTGACCGCATCGACGCGAGTGGTCTTCGGGGCCTCGTCGCCGTCCTCCTTCTCCGGGTCGCTGGCGCCCTGCGGCGAGGGGTCGTCGCCGGTCGGGATCAGGAGGAGCTTCATTACGGCGTACTTCTCGGCTCCGGTCATCGCCTTATAGGCGGCCTTGTCGCCCCGGTCCTGGCCCTCTCCGATGGCGCGGAAGGAAAACTCCGACTCTCCATCGGTCACGGTGAACCGGACGGTGAGCGTCACCAGCCGGTCCTGGCCTTGCTTGGTCGCGATGCTCGCAACCGTCATGGCCTCCACGTCGGGGATGATCACGATCCCCTGCTCCGCGAGCGGCCCGCGAATGTGAGCCAGGAGCCCGGATTCGGTGGCGTAGTTGTAGTTGTGGAAGGCGTTATGCCCGTCCTTCGGCACCCAGCCTGTGGCCTTGATAACGGCGGCCACCTTCGCGGCGAGCTTTCCGATCATGGCGTCTCCTTCCAGTTCACCCTGAGACTGCGCGGGCCGGGTTTGGTGGTGCTGTGCTTGGCGAGGAGGTCGGCCGGGATGGCGGCGACCATCTCCATCAGTAGCGCCTGCCAGTCGGTCGTCGTGCGGTCCTTGCTCGCCTTGTAGGAGACCGAGAACCGATCACCCTTGATCCCGGCGGCGTCCCCGATGGCCTGGCGGAGCAGGTTGCCGGCGAGGCTCTTGGCCTCCTCGGCCGCGTCGAACGCGGCGGACGCTGCCCGGTACGCGGTGACGAGGTGGGTCAGGTTCTCGTCGGCGGAGAGAATCGGAGCGGTGTCGCGTGGGAACGTCTTGCGGAGGTACTCGGCTGCCGCGTCGGACCCATCGATCGGAGGCGGCCGTCCCGTGTCGATGTGGTCGCGGAGGAAGCGGTCCGCGATCTCGCGCAGGCCCGCCCATGTCTCGTCATCCCACGGCACGTCGAATGGGCGGAGGTCGTTGCCACCCAGGAGGACACAGACCGTTCCTTCGTGGATGCCGGTTACGCCCATGTGCCAGAGCGTCTGGACCGTCTCCTCCTCGGTGGCCTCGTTCGCGTCGTAGCGGCGGATCTGGTCTAGGGCGCGGTTCTTGGCCTCGACGACGCGCTCCGGGGCGAGTCGGGCGTCGGTGACGATCGCGTCCGGCGTGGTCGCGTATCGACCGTCCACTACGGTTCCGGGAGCGTAGGTGACGCGCGCCCAGCCCTTGTCCTCGGCAGCGGCCTCGATGATGGCGCGCTCGAGCTTCCGGCCGAAGCGCATCCGGTTGTTGTCCGGGATCGGGTTCGCGATCCCCTTCATGTCGTTCCACACCGCGAGGGCCTTGCCCTGGTACAGTTTCACGATGCGGCTAGAGGTGATGCGGCCCTGGCGGAGTTCCTGGTCCTGCGGTGTGAGCGTTGTCGCGGTCTGCATGGCTACTCCTCGTCGTCCTCGGGTTCGTCGCACTCGCGGTCAGGCTCTTCGCGCTCGATCGGCTCGTCGAAGTGGTGGATCATTCGGTCGCCGCACTTCGGGCAGGAACTCGGGCCGCCCAGGTTGTTGAAGATCGTCGTGTCGCAACTGACGCACTGATGCTCCATGCAAGCCATCGGTCACCTCTCCTGGTACTCGACGATGAACGCGCCATCCCGGGGGACGGCGACGAGCGTGAGTTCCTTGCGGCGGTTCCGGGGCGGGGGCGCGGGTCGTCGGGTCCACACGCCCCACGCGACGCACAGCGAGAGCGCGATGAGCAGGGAGGTCATGGCTGCACCGTGGCCTTCGCGATCGCGGCGCGGGCGGCGTCGTGGCACCCGTCGCACGTACAGTCGTGCCGGTGATTCATCATGCGGACGAGCGCCGCGAGCAGTTCCGGCGGCGCGCAAATCAGGGCCGCGTCCTCGTTGCGTCGGACCACCGCCGTCATGTCGGAAAGCGCGACGATGATCGCCCGCCCGCTGGCGTCGAGCGGCACGCCGTCAGCCCACAGACGCCACGGGCCCGGAGAGTGCGCGCTCATGCCGCCCTCCGCGTCGAGCGCCAGTAGTCGGCACGCTTGCGGCAGTCCTGCGCCGCGCCCTCGTACCACTCCGCGTCCGCGATCTGCTGCGCGCGGTCACAGTGCGGGTCCACCTGCGCGCGGACCCGGCGTGCCCGAGCAATCGCCTCGTAGTGCGCTGCGGTCGCCTCGGCCTCTTCCGCCCACGCCTCGCAGAGTCGGGCGTCATCCTCGCGCGTCACGGCTGCACCGCCTCGACCGCGCAAGCGGCACAGACGTACTCGCCCTCCGCGTCGCGGGCCGCGCTGTCCAGCTTCTCGGGATCGACGAAGTTCCCGCAGAACATGCACGGCTCCATCTCCATCGCCTCGATCTCCGCGAACTCAAGCAGCGAGGACGGACAGTGGTTGGCGAACTCCCGCATCCCCGCCTCGATGCTGGCCGCGATCACGGGCTCCGGTACGCGCAGGAGGTCCGTCTCCAGCGCCACCCTCCGAGCGAGCCGCCTGCACAGCTCGTGGAACGTCACGGCGACACCTGCGCCACGAGCCCGTACTCGGAGCGTGCCCACTGGGCGCACTCGGAGGCGCTCTCGCCTTCGTGCGTGTCGATGATGCGGCGGCCTTCGTAGACGGCGACCACGAACAGCGGGCCTTCCACGCTGTCGTGCTTCTGCGCCGTCGCGTCGTGAATGTGTGCCGTGCGGTCCATCGCGTCCCCCTTCGTGTCGCCGCGCCTGACGTCTGGGGCTGTGCCCGGCGGCGCTGTTCGTTACGGGAGGGGAGTTTACGCGCGTAAACTAAGAAGTCAAGCGGTTCACGCGAGGAAACGACTGCGGGCTTTTCGGGGGGGCTACTTCGGTTCGAGCTTCAACTGGCGCAGCAGGCCAGCGACGCGACCCGCCATCAGCTCGGCGTGGTCGCTGGCGCGCTCCAGGGCATCAGCGTCTTCGATGGCGGACGCGCAGAGCCAGCGTCCCACGGCCGCGCGCATGGAAAGCCGGGCGGCCTCCAGTTCGGCCTCTATCGCTTCCCTTCGTCCGGCTGGGGTGTTCGCGGGTCCGATCGCCGTGCTCATCCGAGCAGTATCCCGCACCGTGCTGACACGCATCGTTTGGCCCCCCAGCCTTAGATGGTTGAGGGCGCACCGTACCCAGACGGGGAGCGATCAGGCAATACCCCACGATCGCGGTACACGGCGGTCGCTATGAAACCGGCTACTTGCCCCGGCGCGTCATGTTGGGCGGGTCGGTCTTGAGGATCTGGGTGACGCTGAAGCCGGTGATTTCGCTCATGGCGATGAGCATTCGCAGATGGGGCACGCGGCGGGATTCTCGCGAGATGATCTGGGATAGGCCGCCCTTCGTATATCCGACAGCCTTGGCGAGAGCCTCGTCGGTAGGAAAATCGGCCGAATAGTTGTCGCGGATCCAGCGCACCCAGCGGACGACGTTGTCGCGGGCGTCCTGCACCTGTTTTTCGTAGGGCGACACGGGGTCGGTGTACGCCGCGAGTGGTTTACTCGGGGGAACCTGTTGACTTCTCCGTTTACGCGCGTAAACTGCTCCCGATGGCATCGGAGAACCCCCTGCTCGTGTTCTTGGCGGAGAAGAAGCTGACGCAGAAGAGATTTGCGCTCCGCTACCGCTTCCCCGAGCCGACCGTTTCGACTTGGGTGAGCGGCGATCGTCGCCCGAGCCTTTCATCGGCCCTCCGCCTCGAGACGAAGACGCGGGGGAAGATCCCGGTATCGAGTTGGCCGCATCTGCGCGGCGTCGTCGCCAGCCTGCGCGCTTCCCAGTCCGAGTGAGGTCCACACCATGCCGGGCTCCAACCTGAGTGGAAGTCTACCCCCGAACGCGAGTGAAACGACTCGTAATGGGGCACTGAACAGCGCTGAAACCCCATCACGGGCACTCATCGAGGACGGACAGATCGTCCTTGGAAACACTGATGATCGTTGCCGCGTTGGCGCGTCCCGGATGGCGGCGCTGGCGCACGAGTCGTCACGGGGCCGGTTCTCGTTCGCCACGGTCGGGCGCATCTCGGGTCGGGAGGCGGTCGCGGTCACGCGGGCGTTCGACGTCGAGGACCCCAGCTCGGCGCTGCGGTGTCTCGCGGCGCTCCTCTTGCTGGACTCCGATCGTGTGTGGTTGCGCGGCGTCTGTCGTCTCTTCGGTGGGGACTTCGTAGAACGGCCGAAGCTGACGAAGGAACAGAAGTACGACCTCCTGATCGAGACGCTCCACCGTCACGGCAAGCCCGGCGAGGCATATATCACTGAGGCGTTCGGGGAGGCCGCTCCGTGACCTCCCTTTTTTTAGCCGCCGCGAACGACCCGCAGACAGTCGCCCCCGGCGAGAGCGTAACTACTCGCCCCTCGCTGCGCCTAGTCCCTGATTGCGTGCCTGACCGCGCGCCCAGTGACCCCGGCGAGACGCTGGCGGACCTTCCTGCTCCGGTCCTCGTGAGCACGCAACTCGCCGCGGAACGTCTCGCCGTCAAGTACCGGCTCTGGGGCAACGACCGGCTCTGCGAAGCGGCGATGACGATCGCGAAGCGGTGCGCGCACCTCCTCCGATGCCGGGAGAGACGCGAACGGATGCACGAGGTCATCGCGGCGGCGATCGACGGGCCGGGGGGTGCAGCGTGAGCGACCAACTGTGGATCGACGCGGTGACGGTGAACGCTCGCGGTGAGGAGGCCCGGCGCCTGGTTGCGTGCGCGAACGCCTGCGCCGGCATTCCGACCGCGGCCCTAGAAGCCGGGATCCTCCAGGCGCTCCTCGCGGACCTCGTGGCGTTCTACGAGGAGCCGGGGAAGATGGTCGACTGCGAGCGGGAGATGTTCCTCCTCGAACGGCTGGGCTTCCTCGGTGGCGCGGCGGCTGAGTGTTGTGCGCGCGCGGCGGCCATCGACGCAGGGCCGGGGGGCGTGGCGTGAGCGCGCTCGGTCTGGGCAGCAAGGTGTGGGTGTGGCGCCACGGGCACCGCCACACGGGCGTCGTCCGTGACGGGTTCGAGGAGATCGCCGTCACCGGGCAAACGCGGGTGTCGTGGATCGTCGGTGAGGGCTGGCGGGAGTTCAAGATCCCGAAGCGGCATCAGGGCGACACCTTCCGCAAGACTGACCGGAGCGGTTACGGCTCGACCGTCTATCTGACCGAAGCGGCGGTCGATGAGGCGTGCTGGCGGGCCACGCACGAACATCGCATCCGCCGCGCCGTGGAACAGTTCATGTACGGCTGCACCGTCGCCCAGCTACGACAGATCGCACAGATCATCGGCTACGACGAGGCGGGGGCCGCGTGACCCTCGACCTGTTCGCCACCGACTCAACCGGCGCTGCGACTGTGCGGGAAGCGCAGCGGGCTCGCGACGCGGGGATCGCGCAGGCCGAAGCGACAGCCGGCGAAACCTGGGCCCGAGAAGCGGACGCGGCGCTGCGGGAGTTCCTCGAAACGCACGGACTGATGCACGTCGACGCCTTCCACACGTACACCGACGCGAAGTTCGTCCGCAAAGCCTTCGGGCCGGTCGTGCTGCGGGCGGTGAAGGCGGGGTGGATGGTTGGCACGGACGAGTACCGTCCGTCCACGTTTAGCAACCTCGCTCCGAAGCGCGTGTGGTCGTCGCGGCTGTTCAAGGGGGCGCGGCCGTGAGCATCAACGACGCGATCGACGCGGTGGCGACTTGCGTCAAGTGTGGGCGAACGAAGCGCGGCGGCTGCGACTGCTACGTCAAGTGCGACTGCGGATGGTTGAAGGATCGCGGCACGCCCGGATGTCAGCGGTGCGTCGCTGTGGAGCGGACGAAGGTCGGCCCGGGTCACTTCATCGCCCACCCATCCACCAAGGTCGGACTGTCCGTCGTAACCGTGCGGAAGGCGGGCATCCACTGGCGCTTCACCATCAAATGCGGCTGCGGGTGCAACTACACCGTCGAGGACGCCCGCGAGTTCGGCACCGGCAAGGACGCCCTCTCGGTCGGGATCGGGCAGGCGTTCAAGATGCTCGACGACGGGCCGCCGGGAGAATTGTCGTGACCCCCTGCCCGACCTGCGGCCAGGACCGCAACCACCGCCCTCCGCGCGTGTTCCGCTGCCGCTCCTGCGGTCGCAACGTCTCGGTCCCGCGTCGTCGGGGCCAGCCCTACCACTACTGCTCGGCGGGTTGCCGCGAAGTCGCCAAGGCGGCGCAGCGTAGGGCATGGGATCGCCGCCACTCAGAGCGCGGCGCACGGGGAGCCCTCTAGTGAACGACCCTACCCCCAAGTCGTCCCGTCGCGTGCGCGCGAGCGCGATCCCGGTCCAGGTTCAGGAGCGCATCCGACGGGCCTACGCCGAAGGAATCCGAGGCCGCGAGCTCGTCGAACGCTTCGGCCTGTCGCTGACGACCATCATGCGCGTGGTGAGGACGTGACGCCCCAGGCCCACGACGCCTGCTGTGACGCGCTGATGAAGGCTCTCGAGGCCCTCGGACGCCAGGACGTGATCGGGGTTCGGATTCAACTCAGGCGGGCGCTGTTCGCGGTCGAGCCGGTGCCGTCGCTGCCGGCCCCCGTGAGCGGAGAGGCGCCGCCGAAGCACTGGCAGGAAGGGAGGGAAGACGACGACCCCTGAGACGTAAACGGCGCCCCCCAAGGCGCCGTCCACCATCCACTCAGCTAACAGGATAACCGAATGTTAACACCTCAGAAAAACGGAATCAATGGCACTACCCCCGCCGCGGTTCAGTCGGCCGTGACGAGCGACATTCAGGCCGCTGCGGAGTCGTGCTTCGCGCAAGGCGTCAAAGTCGTCACGCTGTCCAATCTGACGGCCATCGTTCACCAGAACGGCCGGCAGTACACGATCACGGGGTCGGTGGAGATCGTCACCACCGACATCGCCAAGGCGTGGCTCGAAGGCAAGCACGTCAACCGCAAGTCGTCGGAGCGTCGGGTCAAGAGTTACGGGCGCGACCGCCTCGCCGACAAGTGGATGGTCACGAGCCAGGCGATCGGGTTCGACACCAACAACAGGCTGATCGACGGTGAGCACCGCCTCCGCATGGTGATCGACACGGGTCTCCCCACTGCGTTTCTCGTTATCCGAGGGATGCCCGCCGAAACACAGCACGTGATCGACAACAACCGGGTTCGTACCTTCTCGGATCAGTTCGGGATGTGGACGGGCACGGACCGCGCGAAGGATCGCACCGCGGCGGCCAACATCATCCGTCTCATCATGAACGGCTGGACCGTCGAGGCCGAGATCCTCACGCACGCCGAGAAGGCCGAGACGCTGGACAGGTACAAGCCGGAACTTGACTGGGCCATGACGGCGTTTGCTGGGCGGCGCAGCAACATCCAGCCGGCGGCGGTGGTCGGAGCGTGGGCGTACGCCTACGGAGCGACGAACGAGGTGGCTCGGTGGGTCGAGTCGTTCACGGATGGCGCCGGTCTGGAGCGCGGCGATCCTCTCCTTGGGCTCCGCAACTACCTGATCACGAACGCCTCGCGGTCGGTGATGACGCGGCGGTCGATCGCCCTGCGAACACTTCGCGCGCTCTGGGGCAAGGTGAACGGCGAGAAACTCTCCAAGCTCTACGACTCATCGGAGGGCCTGATCGGATTCGCCAGGCTGCGGAACGACCCCGTCGCGGAGTCGTGGCTCGACTGGACGACCCGCACGCCGTCGCCACGGAATCTCAGCCTCGACGTGGAGGGCTAGCGACATGGCCGAGGGGGAACGCGGGCCGGTGCTCATTGGCGAGGTTGAAGTCCACCCCGCCGCGCAACTGTTCCCGGAGATGGGCGAGGAGGATTTCGCTAGGCTCAAAAAGAGCATCTCGGAACACGGCATCCGCGTTCCCCTCGTGTTTCACGAGGGCCGCCTCGTCGATGGTCGTAACAGGCTCCGAGCGTATCTCGCCCTCGGGCTTCCGTTGGCGAGGCTACCCAAGGAGCAACTCCTCCCGACCCGCGACCCATTCCTCTATGCGTGGGATCGGAACTGCGAGCGGCTCGACTACACGCCCGGACTGAAGGCCGATATCCACGCGAAGGTGATGGTCGAGTCCGGGCAGTTGGATCGGCTTCGCCGCGGGGCGGAGGAGCGCGCCAACGCGGCTAGGGCGGAGGCGGCGAAGAGCAACGGCAACGCCGCGAAAAGGCGGACGGAAAACAGTCGGGCGCCAGATGACGCCCCACCGATTTCTCGCGACAACAAAGAGAAGGAAGCGCGCAAGACCGCCGCGGTGCTGGCGCAGGCGGCTGGCGTCTCGACTCGGACCATGGAGCGCACCCTCGCCAAGCAGAAGAATGGCGGGGCCGGGATACTGCCCGCCGACCACCCACTCCAAACCAAGCGGCCCCCCGCGAAAAACTGGTCCGTGCCGCGCGACATCACGCTCCTGTCCGTCTTCCTCCGGGAGCGGCTCACCTCGCACGAACGGCTGCGCCTCGCTCGACTTCTCGCGGAGTGATCGTGGAACTTCCTTGGTTCAAGATTTACGCCGCCGAGTGCCTGTCCGACGAGTCGTTCCAGTCCTGGGACATCACAGAACGGGGCGCTTGGTTCACCCTCCTGCTCGTCAACTGGCGGGAGGGGTCGATCCCGAACGATCGCACCTCCCTAGCCAGGCTATTGCATGTCGATAGCTCAACCATGGCACAGCTATGGTCGGCCATTGGGTCGAAGTTCGTGGAGTCACCGGACGTCCAGGGGCGCCTCACCTCGCCGCGCCTCGAACTGGAGCGCGAGAAGGCGAAAATCCTTACCCGTAAGCGTTCCGAAGCGGGTCGAGAGGGCGCAAACCTGCGTTGGTCCAAGGAAAACAGGGTGAATGGCAAAACCATAGCTTTGTTATCGGTTGCCAATGCCAACCCAATGGCCGCCGATGGAGATCCAGATGTAGATGGAGATGCAGGTAAGACCAGCCAGCCAGAGGGCGTGTCCCCGCGCGTAGAGGCGTTCCGTCGTCGGTTGGCTGGCCGGCTGGAAATCGAAAACTTCGGGGTGGGAAGAAACGCCTCCGAGGTAGACGCCTTCTTCCGGAGCCAACTCGATGCCGTGGGGGAGGACTCGCTCCTCGTGGAGTGCTGCGACCTCGCCCCGAAGATGCGGACGTCCCCCGGCAACCTCTCGGCCTTCGTTGGGTGGCTGAAGAAATACCCCCTGCCGAAAGAGGTGCGGTCGTGACCGGCCGTGTCGGGGACCTGAAGTGGGCGCTGAAGCACGTCGTGACCGACCCCCGGTTCGTGGAGCTCTCAAACTGGCCCGCCATGGAGGAACCGTGGGCGATTGGGCTGCGACTCGGGGGCGACCACCGGATCACCTGGCTTCACGGGACGTCGAAGACGCGGGTTTTGGAGAGGGCGCTGCGAGCGATCGAGTTGCTTGGCGTGGAGGACGCATGACGTGGAACTGCTGGGGCCCGTACACGGAGTGGTCTGACCAGGCGGATCGCGCTGCGGACCTTGCTCGGGAGCCTCGGGGTTGGACGGTGGCGGGGATGTTGCTCGGGTGCGCCTTCGCGGCTGCGGTGGTGGGCGTCGTCGGATGGGTAGCGGGGGTGATGCCATGAGGGCGCTCTGGTGGATCGGGCTGGCGTGGGTGGTGTTCGGCCTCGCCTGTGAGTTCGGCGGGATCTTCTACTTCACGTGGCAGCGGGAGGGCGTGAAGGTGGCGACCCGCGTCATCGTGCTCCTGTTCGGCACGGTGGTGTTCTGCGGCTACGTGGGGTGGCTGCCATGACGAAGGCTCGCGGCTGGGCAGCGTTCGTGGCGTGGCTGTGCGAGGAGCCGCCGACGAGAAGGTGGCCGCCGAGGAGGGGTGAGCGATGACGAAGCCTTCAGAAGTTTCGGCGCCGAGCGTCAACGCCCGTGGTGGCGGTTCCGACGCGAACTGCGACGGCAGTTCTGCGCCGATCAGCAAGCACGCTCGGACGCAGATTCTTGCGGCGATGGCGATCGAGGTGGACGAGGCGTGGCACCACGCAGAAAACGATCTCCCCGCGTGCATGGTCGAACCGCTCAAGAGGCTCTGCGCGGCGGTGGATCTCGACTTCCGAGGTGGACATCGGCTAGCCGATCGCGACTACCCGATCGCCAACCTCATCGCGCGCACGGTTGCCGGTGAAATCGCGGGCGGGTGCGCTCAACGCGCCGGGTACGCATCCCGCGAATCTTCTGAAGCCAGGGGAGGGTAAAGTGACAACCAGTGAACATCCCACCGCCCTTGTGATGGAGATCGGCGCGTTGCAGCGGGAGGCGGAGAGGCTGCGGGCTGACAAGGTGACGCTCCAGAACTACGCCCTCGCGTTGGAGGAGCGGGCCAAGGCTGCCGAGAATCGCTTGGCGCAGTTCGAGCGGGACGAGGAGCACCGGAGGACGCTCTCACGATGAGCCGCTACGCCCGCCGCAAGGACGAGGTCCACCCCGCGATCGTGGCCGATCTGCGCGAGGGCGGCGCCAAGGTCGAGATCCTCGACGTGAGCAAGGGCGGGGTGCCGGACCTCCTCGTCGGCTGGCTGGGGACGCTGCACCTCCTCGAACTCAAGAGCCCCGGCGGCAAGCCGGACGCGGAGCAGTTGCACGAGCACGACGAATGGGCGCGGGTGGGGGTCAAGGTGTCGGTGGTGAAGACGCCGCGGGAGGCGAGGGCGGCGATCGGGATGGGGTGCGGAGAACGGTACGCGGAGAACCTGAAGGCGATGGCCGCGCTGGGGAGGAAGGCATGAGCACGTACGAGGTGACACTCGTGGAGATCGAGCACCCCGACCATCGGGACGGGATGCGGTTCACGGTGCTGGTCGATCGGCCCCGCAAGCGAGACGCGGTGCGCGGGTTCCGGGATCGGTTCGTGGTGTACGGAGTGCGGCTCGTGTCGAGCGTGAGGAGGCCAGGGTGAGCCGCATCCGCTCCAAGCGCGCGTTTTATCGACTCTGGGGCCAGGGTGTGCTCGGGAATCGACCACGGACGTGGGTGGGACGGGAGGCGTTGGCGGCGTCGGGCTACGGCGGGCCCGTGTCGATTCGGACGGCACAGGGATCGGGCGGTGGGAAGGCGATGTACCGGGTCCCCGCCGCGGAAGCCCTTGCACTCACCGCCGGATGGGGCCAAGCGCCCACGTTCAACGAGTCGGCCCCCGACGATCGGCTCGTCCTCCAGGGCGAAGCGGCCCGCATGGTCGGGGGACTGTGCTTGACGTACTCCACGACTCCGGGACTGGCGATGCGCGAGGCGCTCAAGAACGCCCGTACCGCGAGCGGCGTGGCGGCGCACGCGATCCTCGCGGCGTACCTCTCGCCGTCGAGCCGCGATGACCTGGACGCGCTGTGGGACCTGTACCCCGACGCCGTGATCGAGTTCAGCGCCTACGAATGCTGTGTGGGCGACCAGCGGGGCCGCAACGCGCTGATCTGGGAAGTGAGGAACTACTGATGACGCTGCGCGCCTACTGCGCGGAGCGGGTCCACGGGGGCGGGTGTCCTCCCGAGGGGTTGGAGTTGAGGCTGGAGGGAGGACTTGGATTCGGCGTGGACGATCTGGAGTTCGATGTGAGTCATCACCAGTTCATGGTGATCAACCACCAGAAGCCTAACGCGGCGCAGAAGAGGGCTCTGTTTCAGCATGGATTCCAAGAGGATCTAGGCGACGGCGAGGCGGTGGCGAGGGAGCGGAAGGCGATGCTTGCGGTGGTCAGCCCGCGTGCGCGCGAAAGGGTGCTGACGAAGCGGCTCGTGTCGAGCGTGAGGAGGCCGGGATGATGCGGTGGGGCAACGTACTGATGGCGATTCTGTGGACTGCCGTGGGAACGCTCGCGGCGGTCGATAGCAACTGGACCGCGATTGGTCCCTGCGTCGTGCTGGTGGGGATTTACGCGGAGCGGGCGATCGGGGGCAAGGCGTGAAGTTCGAGCGATGCGATCGGTGCGGCGTCGAGGGCAGGACGACGAAGATCGGCAACACCGCAGGCCACTATCTCCCGAAACTCCCTGAAGCGTGGAGTCTCGACCTCTGCCCGATGTGCGAGGCGGCGGTCAAGGCGGTGGCGATGCGGAAGCTGACGGTGTTGCAGGCCCCAACCGCGACGCGGCGGTGGTGGCGCTTGCGGAGGGGGGCATGAGCGAAGCGCGGCTGGAGTTCCAAGTCGAGACGGCAACGCAGGAGTGGTCCGGTTTCACGCTCGTGCTCAAGAAACCCACGGCCGACTTTCGTGCGGTCGAGGGCCGCCCCGGTGCGTACGCGGTCACGCTTCTGGGCCTGTGTGAACTGACCCCGTCGAACCTCGAACTCGCCAAGCGGGGCCTTTGCACGCATGAGCGGATCTTCCGCGTCACGGGGCAGGGCTACGAGTGCGAGACGTGCGGGGCGGGGACCATGGTCCGGGGGTTCGTGAGGCGGCAGCCGTGAAGTGGACACCCGAAGCGGATCGAGCACTCGGAGGCGACGGGACGATACGTAAGACGTTCAAGCCGGTCGTCATCGAGTCGCCGCTGGCGGGTGACGTCGCTCGCCACCTTCGCTACCTCGACGCCTGCATCCTCGACTGCATCCGGCGAGGAGAAACGCCCTACGCCTCCCATAAGATGCTGCCCGGCGCGCTCAACGACCTGAGCCCGGACGAGCGAGAGATCGGGATCAAGGCGGGGTTCGTGATGGCCGAGGCGCTGCACATGGTCGGCGCGTCGAGGGCGGTCTACCGGGATGAGGGTGTGTCGGACGGGATGCGGGACGGTATGGCGCACGCGGCGGAGATCGGGCAGCGCGTCGAGCACCGACGGGTGAAGGGTTGGAAAGCGACATGACGGTGAACGAACTGATCGAGAAACTCCGCGCCTTCCCGCCGGACGCGAACGTGAAGACGAGCGCGTTCCGCTACGCCGGGATCGTGGACGTGCGTGATGGACACCCGTACGCGGACAAAGGGGAGGCCCTGCTAGTCACCGAGGGGGACGTGCTCCGATGGAAGCAAATCGCGGGGGACGACGAGTGACGCGAACCAAACACCGTCCAGCCCGATCGACTGCGGGTGAACGCGACGGTACGCCGGAGCGAGGCTTCCTGAAGCCAGCTTCACGCTGCGTGTTCTGTGAGCATCCCGGATTCGCGGAAAGCCCTGAGTATCTACGCGCCTCCATCGCTCTGGTGGACTGGCGGGAGCGGGTGAGGGGCGAGGCACAGAACGGGGCGAAGGAGTGACCATGCACAGGGAAACGGTATTCGAGGGCGGAGAGATCGGGACGCTGGATATCGCTCTGGTCGAACTGCGCCAGGCTCGGGAGGAGCGGGACCGGGCGTTTGCGATCCTGCGCCGGCTCGGCAAGCCTCCCGAGGGACACGACCTGTTCGCATGGTGGGAAGCGAGGCCAACGGGGCGACGGGAGGCTAGGATCGGGCCATGACCACACAAACCCAGACGTGTATGCGGTGCGGGCTGTCCCACGAGGACCCGCTGCCGCTCGTCTACCCCGACACGGAGGTGTTCCGCTGCCTCCGAGCCCTTTCGATGGAGATCCCGGCGGCGATCGGGCGCGAGCGTGAACGCATTGCCGCTCTCGTCCAGAGCGCCGGGGACAACCCCGAGGGCGACTACTACGGCAGCGACGAGAGATGGCGGACCAGCGTGGAGCGAACGCTTCAGGTGCTCGCGTTGCGGATTCGGTCGGGCGAAGAAGCCGAGGCGCTCCCCGACGACGAGGACGGGCCATGACCAAGCAAGAACGAGACGAGCTACGGAAGTTGGTCCCCGAGGCGCTGGCGATGGAGGACGACGGGGCCATCGGCGTGTGCCTGAACGCGGTCCCCGCCCTGCTCGACGAGGTCGCGCGCCTCCGGGCGCTGCTCCGGGAGGTCGAGTGGGCGAGCCTAACGATGTCGATGGGTGTGCGAACTCGCCGCGGAGTTGAAGGAGTGATGCCGTCCAGCTTCACACGATGGGCGGCACTGAGGGTGAACGGTTGGGGAAAGCTTCATGAAGTCCTGAGTGTTTTCGCGGGGTCGTGAGGGGAGGGCGGGGCATGGTCGCAGAACGTCGCTGGTGTGAGATCGACGGGTGCGAGAACTACGTCGCCGGTCGAGGAACGAAGTGCCCAGCGCACTACGCGCAGATCGAGCGAAGAGGGTACACGGGCCCGGTGCGTGACTACGGCCTGACCCTCGAACAGCGCTACCAGCGCGCCATGACCCTTTGGGCCAACGCCGAGACGAATGACGAGATGCGGCGCGCATGGCGTCTCGTCCTGTCAGTGGGGCGGGAGTTCCATCGAGCCCACGGGACAGTCACAGGTCCCGGCTAGGCGCAATGTCGAACGCGCACCGCAGAGTCATGGTCGGTGGCGACCTCGTCCCTGCATCCGTGCGCGCAGCCAGGCTGCCCGCGACTTCTGCCCCGAAGCCAGAGCCGATGCGCTCCCCATGCTCGGCCATACGACAGGGAGCGCGGCACATCCACTCAGCGAGGCATGGGGTCGGACTGGCGGCGCATCCGTGACGCCCACATCGCACGGCATCCGTACTGCGCCAACGTTGGGCAGCACACTGAGCCCGTCCCCGCAACCATCGTCGATCACATCGTCCCGCACCGTGGCGACGACCGGCTACGCCTTGACCCCCAGAATCTCCAGTCGCTCTGCTCGTCGTGCCATGCGGTCAAGACCTGGCGCGAGGGGCCAGGCTACCGCGGGGTGGCGTGGTGAGCGCGCGGAACTGCGCGATCTGTGGGGTGGAGTTCGCGCCCGCGTCGTGGACGCAGAAGGTGTGCGGTCCCGAATGTCGCGCAGAGAAACACCGACGCAAGTGTCTGGCTTTCTATCACGCCGGGAAGATGTGTGCGCGCGAGGCAACGTGTGAGCGGTGCGGGGTCGCGTTTCGCCCGAAGGTCGCGAACCGTTCATCGTTCTGTGGGCGCAAGTGCTTCGCCGCTTACGCGAAGGAAAGCAAGGCGCCCGAGTCGCGGTACTGGGGGAAGTACCCGTCACAGGCAGCGGCCAAGGCTGCCGGTGTTCTTTGTCGGCAGTGCGGTGGGCGTGGGCCAGAGGCCGGTAAGACCATGTGTCGGCCATGCCTCAACGAGCGGCGAGTCAAGACGCAGGGATACTACGCTAGCCGCAAGTCCGCTGGACAATGCGTCGTGTGTGGTGGCGAACGCGACCAGGAATCAAGCCTAATTTGTCGCGGGTGCGCGCACCGCTTCCAAACGCCCCGCAAAGCGGCGGGCCGCTGGACGAAGATCCAATGGGAGCATCGACTCGCTTTCTTCGGGGGATGCTGCGCGTGGTGCGGCGGCGATTGGCACCACGTCGATCACGTCATCCCGATCGCGCTAGGCGGTACCAACTGGCCCTCGAACCTCGTCCCTGCGTGCAAGTCGTGCAACCACACAAAGAGCGCGCGTAATCCGTACGAGTTCGCGATCGAGTGTGTCTCCCGCGGATTGGCGGGTCGCATGAGTGTGCTTCTCGCCAACGCCGCGCCGTCGTTGCGCTTTTGCAAATCATCGTCAGCCAGGGGTCTGGGAC